GGTCAATCATTTGTTGATTACCCTAAACCATCAACAGGAACAGAAGCAAGATGGAAAGTTTTGGATTTGTCTTCTGTAAGAAACAAACAAGAAGCAGAAGCATTAGCAAAAAGAGAATACCATAAAGTAAAAACTTCAAGTATGTCTGTTAATGTTAAATTAAATAGAGAAAGTGGAGAAAACAATGTAATGTTAAGTAACGCAAGATACGGATATATTGGAGATGCCGCTATTGTAGGTTTATACGAAACAGGTAGTGAAAAGTTTGGTTCTTCTTGGACTTCGCTATATGGAGGAATACCATTTACAGGGATTGCGAATGCTTTAGATGGAAATACAAATAGCACAGAAGTTACAAATGACTTCACTTTAGTTCCGATGATTGATGGAACAGGTAACTATTCTTCATCTGCTATGCCGGGTCTTGAAGTTATATCTGTGGTATCAAGTGTTCAAGCAAATGGTGTCGAGTCGCCTCTTTCTTGGGCTTCATCGTCTAATACTCTAAATTGGTCTATTGCGTTTGGTAGCACCGTAGTCTCACAAGTAATAACATCAGACGGATATTATGAAATTGCATCCGGACCAAATAAAATAACAGTTAAAATAGATTACTCGGAATTACCGTCTTCGGGAACAACCACTAAATCCTATGCTTATGTTCCATTAGCCGATGCTGATAAAGCATACAATACCTATGGTGCAAAAAGCATATCTCATGCTTTACAAGTAGTAAGTGTGCCTCCTTCTGTGCCTAAAATAAATGACGAAAACCACGAATTAAGAGTAGGAATTAGTATATCGGGAGGTAGCACCGCCGATGACGCAAGATTCAAAATCCACCTATTAGATTATGATTTTGCAAATACAGGCTCTCCAGCACAATTTACTGAAACACTAAACACTAATGGTTCATCGGAAATAGAAGTGTATGGTAATGGGTTTTATGAAATGGATTTTCCTACAAGTTGGGGCGCACCTGCTGGTTCTAAATTAGTCATATCAGTTAATACAGATTATTTGCGAGATGTAATAAGACAAAGATGCAATAATAAAGTAAAAAATGCTAACGATATTCCGGGCCTTTCAGCATTCGCATCAACCGATAGCGATTCTATTTTCCCGTTAGGGTTTAGAGAGTTTGCGGAGTATGGCGGTATGTCCGAAGATAGAAATGCTTGGTATGCCCCACGCCTTTTTATTGTTGATGATATTAAGTATGTTCCTTCGACCTATTGCACAATAACCGATACCCACATTGATTTGTCTTCTCAAAGTATGGTTATACAATCAGTCAGTTGGAGTCAGAAAGAAAGAGACCATGAAACCGTGTCTCTTTCCTTAGAAAGAAACGAATCAAGATACAAAAAGACTCTTGCAAATGTCTTTCAGAACACAAGTGCTACGGGTGGTGTAACACAAGAGACATCACAACAATTTATGCAAGAAGGTTTGTGGTTAGGTAATTTCAACCAAACACAGGGAATAAATACCGAAGGAGGTTCAACCACAGACGGCCAAAACATTAACACATTTTCAACAACGGTAACTCAAATGATGAAAGGCGTAAATGAAACACCAGCCGAAACCACTTCTCCGGAGGGAGAACACGGTATATTGGGGGTGAAAAGAGTAGGTGTGTCGGCATCGGCCAACCTTTCAATTGATGGCTTCGATGCGATAACAGACGGAAGCGGGGGTGTTGTTGGTTCGGATGGCTTCGTTCTCAACGGAACATATTGCAACGCAGAAGGACTTGCGGCGACCGGAGTAAAACACGAACAATCTTTCATCGTTAGAATCCCCTCCGATAGCGCAGATTCTCACATAGAATTACTTGCAAAAGCCAGCCTTGATGGTGATTCCTCAAACTCAACGGCAGTAGTTACAACTAAAGTCGAATCTTTAGATAGCGGCGTTAGTGCGACAAGAACAACATCGGTCTCTTACTCGGACACAAATAGAAGTGAATACATATTGTATTCCGGAAAGATAAAAGGTGCAAATGCGGGTTCTTCTCTCAAGGTAACTCTTTCAAGAACACCGAACACAGGAAGCGATAATGCGACTTACAACGCCCTAAGAATACATACTGTGAGGCTATCAACGAGAAGACACACGACTACAAATCCGAGTCAAGCAAAGACTTTCAAGCCTTACTCATCGTAGGGTCTTCTTAAGGCTAATATCCTATCAGCAATAGGCGTATTTACCCCTCTAACCGCCGTTAGAGCCTTTCTATTGGTTCGGGTGAGGAGGAGGGCTTTGAAGCCTCCGAAATGGCTTAAAATGGCCTTAGCCATGTCTTCCGTAACCCCTGCTATTCCCGTCAAAGCGGCTATACGAGGGTCTGCATGACCGGACTTCCCACGCCTCGCCTTCTTAGGTGCGGATAAAGCATTGGAGATTTGCATTTGTGTGTGTGAGATACTTAGCCATTCAACAAAGTCTTCCATAGTTGCAAACTCTATGAATCTAATCTTGGGGAATCGGTGGTAAATCATCATTTTGTAACTTTTCATGGTTTGTTGCATCTTTATTATCTCTTGAGCAACTACTCTTTTTGCAACTCTTTTCCTAAAATACGGCTTCAACTTTCCACCATATACGGCTATTATGGGGTATTCATAAGCCTCGCATAAGTCAGAAAGTTGGTGATTCAATGTCCTCTTTCCTCTCCCCTTACCTGTTATCGAGCGGTAAAAATCATTTATCTCTTTAGCCTCTATGCCCCATGAACCGAGAACATAATCTCCGGTGGTTAGTCTCCTTACCTTTACGAGCCCGTCATCTTCTAAGTCAGCATCACCCATGCGAGCAATCAGACTTTGCAAAACCGAAGCACTTTCTCGGTCATCAGCATAGACCACCATTAGTTGCAAATTGTAAAGACGGTATTATGAAGAGTTCTCATATTACGCATCCTTCATCTCCGCAACACGAAGCGATTTTGTTCTTACAATTCAAACAAACCGAAGAACCATGTAATTCAATAAAGCCTCTTTCACTAAAACAAACCGGACACTTACCCATTTAATCACCTGCAATACCAGCACCCCACACCATCACAAAGATTGTTCTTTTTGAACCAAATAGGAGAAGGGTATCGTTCATACATCATCAATGACTTAACTGCTTTTCGGGTGGTTTGCGGGTTGTAATCCGACCAACCTAACTTACCTATGAATGAGCATATCTCATCCTCTATCCTGTGCAACTCTTCGGATGATAGGTCTTGAGGATGAGAATACCAACGCAGACCAGCCGACATAAATTGAGCAAGGGCTACTCTAACATGATGAGGGGGATTAGAGACGCTTATTGCTCTTTGTAGGCAGGGGGGCAGGGGAACGGTGGAAGACGCGGTAACGGCGTTAATAGGCATCTTTGTGAGCGTTCTCTCCTCCGTCTCTTCCTTCCTTCCGTTTTCATTCCACCATGAAATCAAATCAAACAAAACTTCACCGTTCAACTCGCCGAAGAACGGGCATAGTTGAGGGTGTTCGTTCCGCTTAGGGATTTTGAATCCGAGAGGGTTGCTTGCAAATAATCTTGCAGGTAAAACCACACATCTTTTCTTCCTCTTTGGGTTGTAGGTATTAGGCACACGAGTTAGTTTCTCCGGATAACCCACACCATCGAGAGAGGATAGACCCTTAGCCATAGCCTTCTCGTAGGTATCAAGTCTATAAGCCCAATCTCTTCCCCTTACAGGTTTCTGAAAGAGTTGGTGGATATGGAATCCTCTCCCTGTTGCAACTAAACGAACATCACCATCGAGACGATTGATAAGAGTTGCAACATCTTGCTTTACCTCATCCATAGTGTGTTCTTCCGTAGCATCAAAATCCCACCACGCTCTATCCATAACCGCCGTATCATAATCAACTCTTCCATTGTTAATTTCATCGAAAGAATACAAACTAATATACACAGACGATAGATTGTTTAATCTGTTTAGGTAATTTTGCAAGTCATTAGGTGTGTTGCAAATAGCCCTTCTAAGCCCCATTTGTCGGGGGAAGGAGATTAAATCCATCAAACAACTCTCCTTGCTATTTCGCCTTTGTATCCACAAATGAGGCAAGAAGCAGTAACTATTTCGACAGTAGGAACATCAATGCTTCCGGTTACTTGCAAGAAGGTTTCCACATTGGAAAAGGTATCACTATCACATTCCGGACAAACAACTTTCATGTAAATGTAACTCCTGTTATTTCTTCCTCACACGCCATACTATAAGCGCACCATTGAGGGCATCTCCAATCATCCCAATTCATATTCCATTCCTCATTCCTTATCTGTTGCAAAAACTTCTTGAACGATTCTCTAAATGCGTTAAGGGTTCTTTTATTGACCTTTTCTATCACAGTCATACCGCCGTTTTCGCCAACCCATACGGTTTTATTCCTTTGTTGCAAGAGTTTGTTTGCAAAAGAGAAGTTATCCGCATCCGGTAACACATAAACAAACTTAGTAGCATCTATATCATCCATGTCTTGCAAGACCATGTGGTAAAACGCCAATTCCTTTCTCGTTTTAGTTATCTTATTGGCGTTAGTAGTGCCTGTTTTCAACTCAAGTATAGCATATTCATCATCGGGTGCAATAAGCACCCCGTCTATTTTTCCAACGATTACTATATCGTATTCCTCGTGATAGTAGGTTCTCAAGTCCTCGTGTTCGTAGGGCGCAAAATACTCGACACCCCAATTATCAAGCCTTTGTTGCTCTAATTCGGCCATTATCTGATACACGCTTCCTTCCTGTTCAAACATAGGATAAAGCGTTTGCTCGCCATCCCACCTATCATAAAACTCATCGAGGGCATCATGCACTTCCGTTCCCCTTCTCATAGCGGTCGTTTCGGGCTTCTTTATGTCCTTCAACAAAACTCTATCCATAAAGTATTGGCGAGGGCAGTATAAATACCCCATATAAGACGATTTAGAGACTCTAAGCACCTTACCCTCTTCGGTCGGGTCATAGGAAGACAAACGCCTCAATGTCTCCCCATCGGCGCATTTCATACATACGCCCGTTACGGGGTGGATTACGCAATCGCACATTGTAATCACTACTCTTCTTCAAAGGATTCAAGGGTGGTCTGTTCTTCATCGAATGACTTTAGACATTGGTTGCAACAATCATCGGTTTCAACACCCTCTATGTTAGGAACAAAAGTGGTTAAATCGCATTCATCACAATGTTTAGGCAATAACTTCTCTCTCTCTTTCATATCCGCTAAAGAAAGGTCGGTTAGCGTTTTCATTTCTTGAATGATACCCGCTACAACATGAGATAGTTGCGCCACCTGTTGTGATAGCATCTCTAATCCTTCTTCGACACCCATTTTATCGCTCATACTTCTCACCAACTAACATTGTCTAATATACCTTTTCACAACCAAACATACTCATCAATACCATTTAGGGCGTTTTCTATTGGTTGTATATCCCAATCCATGATTTTGTAATAATCCGCTACTTTCTTTACAATGAATCGGTTTGTTATCTCCCTGTATCCGACTTTTGCAACTCCTTGCAAGTCTTCTTCGGTATCACAAGCAATATACTTACCATTTTCGTTAAGAGTTACAAGAAATCTTGAGCCCTTCCTATATCCTTTCGCCAAATAATCATTAGCCCACGAAGCACCAGCGGATGCCCCACTAAGCACCGAATAATCTTGCAAGTTTCTTTCCAACTTACCCTTCATACATAATCGTTCAAAGGCCACCTCTCCGGACACAATAGAAGTTACTAATTCCACGAGGCTCGTTGTAATTTCCTCTTCACTTTTCTTTTGCAACAAACCGAATATCACGAGAGCCATAGCCTCTTTCATAACAGGGAACATTCTCTTCTGTTTCAACTCTATTCCTTTGTAGTATTCGATTGGCTCATGTGTGCGACCATCAGTCCAAACGACAGAAGCCGCATATCTGTTTTTTGCTTTGAGCAACATACTATCACACCACCTCTCAAACTCAGTTACTATGGGAGACATGGATTCATTTATTTCACCCACTAATTGTATAGTCTGTTCGGGAGAATCGGTTTGAACGAAGGCGGAATCGGTGTGAGAATACAGGACATTATGACCTCTTTTCTCACATTCCTTTCTTAGTCTTGCAAGTGTTTCACGAGATGTAAATGTTATTGCCGCCGCTACTGCGGGGTGATAAAGACCATACTTAGAATCGCCAGCCGCCCCATACAAAGAAGCAACCATAGACTTAGTAGCGAATTGCAAAGCATCGTATCTCTTCCTTTCCTCATCAGTAGTAGCCGCTCTCATTTTCGATTTGTATTCCTCTCGTAAATTAGTCATGTTATCCATCTGACGCAAAAGGAGGCTCGGCTTTCCTTGCAAAAACTTAGTGCCGTTCCCACAATCCACCCCGTCTTCGGATAAAGTTTCGTGGCCTATATTGTGAAGAGCCACATTAGAATGATACATAGCCTTTATGTCGAGAATAGCGACATTATCAAAGATACCCGCCTTTTGAACGGCGGTTATTTCAGCACCTTGATAATCTTCGTAGGTGAATTGCGGCTTAGTAGGTATTTGCAAATTAAACTCCTCATCCCTCAAAGCAAGAACAGTTAGCAACTTAGTTATGTGAGGAGTAGTTGCAATATCACACCCTACAATATGTTGTATAGCCGTGTAATGCTCGATAGCGTTATTCATCGAGTTAAGTTTAGGCAACAAATCAACATCTTTTATTGCGTATGCAAGATATGTTCCAAAGTCGGTGTAGTATGTATCATGTCCGTCTTGCAACTCAACTTTCGTTTCCCCTAAGACTTCGGATGAGACAGTTGCAAGTGATTTATCGGGGAGTTGCCCGTTCTTAATAATCCAAAGATGAGTAAAGGCGACCATCAAATCAATAACATTTACACCTATAATCGGTTGCCTCCAATCAGTAAAGGAATACACTATTTTATTCAAGGGTGAGAGGGTCTTAGGGTCAAGGCCATTATCATTCATCCGCTCAACAATTTTCTTTATGTCGGCATTTACCACATTCCATCCGGTAATTATATCGGGGTCGTGTTGGCGTAAAAGTTTTGCAAATGCCGATAGCATTTCCTTTTCGTTACTAAATGCTAATGCTGGTTTATCTAATTGCAACAAATCTAAACCATCGGGGTGATTCTTTAGGGGGAATTGTGAATGAAATCCGGCTTTGTAGTCCGGATGCGTAAAGAAAATAAAGTGTTCTTTAGTATAGGTATCATAGACCACCATTATTGTTAGTTTTCCGGTGTTAATAGACCATTCGCAATCGAGATACCATGTTCGGTGTTCGTAATTAGGAGGCATTATTTTCTCTTCGGCCAGCACCCTATTTACAAATGGGATATTCGCCTCCCATGTTCGCAAGGAAGGATTATCGCTTCTAAAGTCTCGGATATTTTCGGGTGCGCTGACTGTTACCTTAGTCAATTCTTCGCCATAAACACCTTTAAATCCATGTTCGGCATTTATTGCGGAGTTGCAAATATGAGGAGCGTAGTCTTCTGTTGCAACAAAAAAGAAGGGATTGCTTTTGTAAGTCTCCTCTATTCTATTGCGGTTTTCATCACGCCTTCGCACGATGATTCCATTCCGCCCCCTCCGAGTAACAATCATCTCCTTCCCCTGTCTCTCGTAGGTATATTATGGCGTTTAAGCCAATTGTTGATAGTCATAGCAGTTACTCCGCATTCGGTCGCTATTTCTTCCATAGTCTTCCCTTCTATACAATATGCTTCCTCTAACCATAGTTTGTCCTTGAACATACCTTCCGGCAACTTAGCATAGACCATAACGCTAATCCCGTAGTGTTTGTTGCATTCGGGGCAAACATAAGTAGCAGTAGTATTCGGCTGCAAGTTTGCGCTGAATCTGCACCCACAGGAACAATCAACTAACATCTTTCTCCACCCTTTTACCCAGCACAATAACGAAGTTATCATCACATTCCTTGCTTCTAAACCCGAAGACGACCATGCCGTTAATATCGTGGAAATCAAATATACTCACAATAGTTTCCGAACCGAAGTATCGCAATAAGTTAATGTTCTCCAAACCACCACCAAACTCATAGTCGGAATCTAAGATTTGCAAGTAATTTTTTTGGTGTATTTTGGTTTCAGTCTTTCCTTTGAGAAAATCACCAGCACTAATATACATACCATCCTTTTTGCCGACCAACTTAACATGGGGCAAGTTTTGATTGTTCATGGTATTGGCCTCCAAACCGTTTTGCAAATCTTCTGTTTTGCAAGTAAATACTAATTCGGGGGAATATTCTTCTCCCTTTATTGTGGTGTATGAAGGCACAGTAGGTGAGAGATTTATTCTTTCCATAATCTCGCTCGCTTTGTTTAATTGAGCCTTTATCGTAACTCTTGCACCCGTATATGCAAATGCGTTTGGCGAAGAAAGTAAAGTCGTTTGTTTGCCCTTGCTCTTTATTTGCAACTTTGTAGCATCACTATCTGTGCTAAGAGTTACAGGGCAACTGTGGTATTTCAAAGCACCAATCACCGCATCTATGTCTGCAATAGCAAACAGTCCGACAGACGAGGATATAACAGGTATCGTTAATCTGTGAAGAGTTGTAACTCCATCCTTTACGATGTTATAAGTTACCGCCTTATCACTATCCATCGAGACAATTATACAGGTCTCGCATTGTGCGGTCTTCTTCTTGCCGATGTATGCTTCTCTCTTATTGGCTTTCAATAGGCTTATCAAATCTGCTCTCTTGATTATCATGTATATTCACACCCTCCTTTTCCGTATAAACCCAATACATAAAACATTGTTGTTTGTTATCGTATTCTCTCCTAATCTCCGGCATACCATGAGCGACTTTGCAAATCCTCACGGAAGAAATACGGGGCTCGCAGGGGGATACCTTGCGGCGCATCTCTTTGATAGCCGAGACAATGGAGTTAGCCGTCATTGGAGTCTCGCTTTCTTGCAAGACCTCAATTATCCACTTCTTGACGAAGTGGTTGCGGCGTTTCCCCCTCTTCCCCATTCGCTTCACCCCACTTCAAGAAGGGCAACCCAAACCATTCTGCGTTACCGTTGCTGACCTTCAACACATCATGTGTAGTGCCTAAGTGTTCTTGATTCATACCCTTCATTTCGTTAATGGTGGCTCTCACGACCCATTCATTGTCCTCAAGGGTATTATCTGCGGCCACACCAGCGGCTACATCTCCCTCTTTACTAAAGCGAGTTAGCCAAATCTGCTGAGAGAAGAGCCTCTTTGTTCCAGCCTCCCATTCCGGCGTTTCTCCGACCTTCATTAGACCTTTCTGACCGCCGCCAATATCCATCCATTCTTTTACATCTTTTAGGTGGAAAGTGTAGCCTACAAACGGCACTTGCAACTGATGCGCTCTATTGATTACATCTCTATACAATTGATTCCTAACTCGCCATTCGGCTTGATTGAATCTCTCGCCTTCTTCCTTGATGATGCCCCGCTTTAGCAAAACTTCCGTCATACTAAACTCGCACCACTTTAGGAATGTCGAGCATCCATCAAGAATTACTGCACCAATGTTACCATTTGCAACTTCTTCACCGATAAGGCGGATATACCACGCCATCTTTTCAACGAGAGCAACCCAATTTGTAGTGTTGTCTTCATTGAATAATGAAGCATCCGATTCATCGAAGACAGATATGATTCTAATTCTGTGCATCTCATGGGGATAATTAACGAGGATTGACTGTGCCGCCGAGTTATCAACATCAATAATTGCAACTTCCTTATCGGTTATACCGAGAGCCATTTCAGTTAGAAGGCTACTTTTGCAAGTATTCTCCTTGCCTACTGCGGAAATCCTAATGGGGAAATGGTGTTCCCTCCTTTGTGTTAGAAGGTTGGCGTAATACTCACGCCCATATTGCGTGTCTTCCGCCGGTAACTGTGTGGCGGAGGATTGTTGGGCTTGACCCCAACCCATCATCCCCACCCCTCAATCAAGGAAGATTCATCCATGTCCGGCTCGACAGGCGCAGTAGCGATAGAGTCCTTAACGAACCAGCCCGTAGGTGTTAGGCGGGAGTCTCCATCCCTACCGACCCATGCGCTTCCAACGACCGTTAGGACACTTCCTACTCCGAAGTCCAATAGGTCTTCTTGAGAAGATGGAATCCATAGGTCAATAGGCATTGATAGGGAAGTGTAGTCCAAATCACCGAGAGATAAGACGAATCCGCCTCTCTCTCGTGGGTCAATGTGTATCACTTCTAAGTCCATGATAACCAAAGCATCCCACTTCCTACTCGGTTCAAGAGCCTCAAGGAATGTAGGTATGTCTGCAAGAGTTGCAACATGAGTAATATCTAATCCCTCGACTTCCCATGTCGAAGGGTCTCCATTGAATACACTTTCAACTTCGCTATCAATTACAAACTCACTAACTCCGTCTTTGAGATACAATTTACTTCCGTCTCTATTAGGCCGAGCGGCGATAGAACCAGCAGTAAATGTAGGGTATGATGCCCTGCTCATCTTCCCACTTGCAACTATCTGAACGAGTTGTAACTCGTCATCTGTTCCAGCCTTGCGGCCATAGAAATAAGATGTTCTTTCCGGCTCATTGAGAGGTCTTGCCGCACCGTAGCGGAAGTTTGCATCCCCGCTGGGGTATGAGGGCATAGTGTTATTCCAAATGAGAGAGAAAGCCCTTCCGCCGGAGATACCCATGCTATTCTTCGGCAAAACTTCCACATCATCTGTTCGTGTGCCTTCGGCAAACGAAGCCTTATTCAAAAGGCTCGGATTTGCAAGTCTCGTATATCCACCGTTACCGTTGGGCTCGTAAAACATGATGCTTCCGAGAGAGACTAAGTTATTGATACCACTTGCAGGTAATGTCTCTAATTGCGTAGCCATCTTTTTGTATGATAATTCAGCAAAGTCCTTTGCTCGTGGAACGGACACAAATGCGCCTTCATAACTTATGCAACCACTTGCGGCCAGCGAAGCCATCTTCTTTCTAACCATAGTCGCGGCCATACGCAGACAAATTGTATCTGCATCCGACTCACTTTTACCAGCAGAAATTAGGTTCTCTTTGTGAGTCGCCTGTGCTTCTGCTAATCCTTTCGACAGTTGCTCAACCGAGCAACCAACATTCTTCGATATTCTTTCTAACATTGTGTTATCCATTTTCTCACCTTTTGGGGTTATTCTGTCCTAAATCTGTCCTCCCTATAAACCCCGAACATAAAATACGACAGAAGTTCCATACAATTACTTCCGGCATGACTCCATTTATGAAATCGCGCTCGGATACAATCGCCGCTTCTATCACCGCCATTACGCTTTCGGATTTATTGGAGGGGTGATTAGTTGCAAAATTAAATATTTGCCTAATTATCTGACGAGGGTTTCTCCCATCGAACATGGCTACTGCGCTTTCCACATCACGGTCATTAAAGCAGATGCGGAGGAATCTTTCGTAATCAAAACCTTCGGAGTAAAGACTCTTAGTGTATTTGTCTCTATCTTCCTCGCTCATGTAGGCTATGGCTTGCAAAGCATTGATGCAGTTTCGGAGGTCGCCCGTATGTGCGTGTATGATACGATTCAAATGCACATAATCCACCCACCTATCTTCTTTGTTCATAATGTAGGTGAGTCTTGCAAGTATTGCTTCGTCATCTATGGTATCAAACTCCATAAGGACACACCTTGACTTCAACCATTGGCTGATTTTGTTAATGTCGTTGCAAGTTAAAATGAACATACAACTCGCATTCTCTATAACTCCCTTTAGAGCCGATTGTGCCGCATTTGTAAGTTGGTCGGCTTCATCGAGGAAAATAATCATGGCTGGATTATTAGTTGCAACTAATGGTATTACATCTTCTTCAACAAACTCTATGCCTCGTTGGTTTTTGGTGGATGCGTTAAACTCGTGAATCGTAAATGCTAACTCTCTCGCTAAGGCTCTTGCAACGCTGGTCTTTCCTGTTCCAGCCTCCGCACTATGAAATAAATAATCCATCTTCGGTTGTCTCTTTAGCCTCGTTACTATTAGGTCTTGCCCGACCACTTCATCAAGCGTTTCCGGTCGGTATTTTTCACACCAAAGATTATTCCAACCGCCCATCAAATACCCCCTTTATTCGCTCTAATGCCTCAATGAAAGTATCATACTCGTTTAACTCCGAAGTATTTATGTGTCTGTCGAAGTGAGTATAATTCAAGTCCTTCTCGCTCTCATGTGCAAGGGCTTCAAGAGTAGCCCCCCGTTCAAATAAGTCATACCTGTCGCTTTCTAAGCGTATGCACACACCCCTATTCTCAACATACCTTTTCTCATTGAAATATCTCACATCATCAATAATTGCAAAATCATACGCCGATTGCTCTATTGCTTTCAGCGTTTTTTTGACCCAATAATCCGCACCATAGAGTTTTCTTTTCAAAGCACCCCATGCTTGCAAAACGGGTCGTAGTCTTTCTTTGTCGCTCGCAAGCATCTCATCCCATGCCGCTTTCGCTTCCGGAGTATCGCAAAAAGCCTGTCTCGCCTCTCTCCTAACTTCATCTGCGAAGGAGAATATCTGACTCTTAGGGATATGGTCTCTTAATCTGTGTGCGAGAGTTGTTTTCCCGCTTCTCATCGAGCCCGATATACCGATAATCCGTGTGTTTTCCATAGGGCTAATGCGGTTCGATTCCCCTATAAACCCCTCCTACAATGGAGGCAGGGTTCTTCTCCATCGGGCATCAATCGTTGCCTTCCACATTGAGAACATCGTTGCGCCTGTGTTCTTTCTGCGCCCGTCATACACGAGACGGGTCTCGTAAGGGGTATATCTTCTTCGGATTGGATAAGGTCTCTCCTTATGTCGAATACCATGTGTTTTGTTTTACTACCGTTTAACTTTTCAACAACCGCATACCCAACACATTCTATTTGCACATTTTTTGCAAGAACGGAAGAAAGGGAATTATCGCTCGGCACTTCTCTTAGAGAGCGTTTATCCGCTAATTCTTTTGCAATTTCAACTCTCGTTAATGCGCCTTTTTCATAGAGAATATCCACGACCATACGGCGTAACCGTCTATTGTTCGCAGACATTAGTTTTTGCAACTTTATTATGTTATATTATTGGTTTTGAAACGCCGCCATCCACGCTAAATCCTTCTCGGCCTGTGCTTGCTGACTTTCCGCCGCCCCTTGATGCCTAACTATAACCCAAAAGGGAATAGTGAGATACCAACAAATCATCAAAGCGACCCAAAAGCCTACTAAAATAAACATAGCCAATACTACATTACCCATTTATCCACAACCTTATTCTTTTTCATTCCTTTAGGAATCATATCTCTTCCCTTCTCCCTAACTTCGTTTGCGAATGCAACATCGTTTTGCAAAATTGTATCTATGTGCTTATCCGATGAACGCATATCGAGCAATACCTCATCGTCTTTTGCAAGTTTTGCAACAGGTATGTCGTGCGTCTCACTATCTATACCGTAAGCGAACAATGAACGGGTGTAAGTATCCGGTAATGTTAGGTTAGATGCCGCAAGTAATCTCCAAAAATGAATATTATCCACGCCTCCTTTCAATGCTGAAAGTAAGTAGGGGATGGGTGCAGTTGCAAGTCTTTGGTGGATGAAGAGTCTTTGTGGGTATTTCTTAATACCGCTAATCAAACGATAGAGATTAGTCTTCGGTTTATCTTTCCATGCAACCAATACATCTTCGCTACTTTCAAAACGAGGCTTAGTTTTGCAACAAACAACCATTCTGTAAGGTATGTAAGAAGCAAACATCTCCGCTTCTTCTTTTGTAAGACTGCCCTCAAGAATATAGGTAACTCCTTCTCTAACAGGCGGCTCGGTAATTCTGCTGCCGAGATAAACAACTTCACCCTTCTCATAATCAGAAGGCTCGTTTGTAAATATCACGCATCCCATAACTCATTCCTCCTATACACCTTCACGCCTCCCTCATTCTTAGAAGTTATCTGCCCTTTGTATTCCATCATCGAAAGAAACCTTGAAACAGTATAGACACTAAAGCCGCCTTTGGGTTGGGTGGATTGTTGCAAAGCGAAATCGAGTATATCATTCGCTGAAAACCATTCACTTCTCTTCCAATTCTCAACGGCTTTCTTCACCGCCGCTCTCCGATACTTCTTCGCCATCAGCATACTCCTCCGGAGTTATGGAGAAGGGGTCATAGATATAAACCCATTCCATGAATCTCCTCCATTGAGAAGCAGACAGATTCCACATTTCTCTCACGGCGTTTGCCGATACCCGATAACGCCCCGAATACCATTGATAGCCGTTGGGTGTGAGCAAGCAAACCAAACCGTCATCGAGCATCTTATCAATGAGTTTAGGATATTCTGATTTGGGGATGGGTCTTGCAATTAACTGATTGAAATGCACCCTCCATTTTACGGGCTCACCTGCGCTCATTCAATCACCTCAAACTCAGCATCAATAGTCGAGGGTGCTTTCAACGCCGCAAGCCTCAACTCCATAGTGTTCATCAACTGTGGGTGTTCTTGCAAAACATCAACAACCACACCGAGTATCCCCTGCACCTGTTGGTGTGCAAGCATCAATTGCGAATCAACGCCTATTTCTTTCTTGAGCGTTCCAATCAACTTCAACGACTGATTACCAGCGGCTACTAACTTAGTGGCTTCGGACAACCATTCTCTCGATATGCCGTCTTGCTCTTTCAACTCCTCCCATTCATCCAACCATTGTTGGATACGAGAAAATACATCTTCGGCCATATCCAAAGTTGAAATAGCCTCCGACCTTGCTTCCTCTATCTGTTGAGCCTCCTTAGCATCGTAGGTAATATGTTCCTTCATGTGTTCCTCCACGATACCATCCGGCCAGCCGTGTTTAGATTCAAGGAAGGGAGGGGATTGTGTTCCATTTGCAATTAAAAACTCAAAGTCTTTCCTTTGAGGGTGGTTGCAAAGAGGACATTCGGGGCTCTCCAAAACCCAACGGAGGGCTTCTAAAACGATGGGGTCTTCCTCGACCTCTATTCGTTGCTCGATAAGCCACTTAGATTTCACAATAACACCTAATATGTATGTTGGTCTGCGTCTATTTCATCCTTGCAAGTAATGCAAATTGTAACTAATGCTTCTGTATCAAAGATACATTCTTCCGGCATAACAACGCTCTCACACACATAACATTCCTGTGTTCTGCTAAGACAATCCTCACAGTAATACGCATTATCAATCAATTCATCTGTCGAAGGAGAGTTGCAAAAATCACAAGGCATGGCGTTTAATATGTCTTCTAACGCATCAACTATTTCCTCTCGGTTGAAATCAGACAGACCAAAATTACCATCTAAATGCTCTTGAAAGGTATCGAGAGCATCCAATACTTGCTCTATTTCATAGACCATGTTTAAGCCTCCTCTCCCTCTTTCTTAACCTTTTGCAAATATTCTTCGTTTATCCCCCACAAACAAACATTACTTCCCTTCTCTTTTATTTGCAAAAAACGAGGGTCTGCCGTCATTAGTCTCGCTATTTGTTGTTTAGTGGGTGGGTTTCTGAACCTTCTTTTCTTGCCTCGTTGTGTCTTTATTTGTATATCAACTTGCATACCATTTATGGGTCTCGCACCATTTTTCCGTATGTGGTGGAAGACGGCATCTATGAATCTCCGGTGCTTAACCACTAATCTTCACCATCCGGCATACCTATACGACACATGACTCCTCTTCTCCCACGCTTGCCCGCTACTTGAGGCACATATTCCTTATACCAATCTTCACCGATTAGATTCTCTTCAATCCAGCGTTTAGCCTGTTGATAATCACCGTTTGTAATAGCCCTGCTGATTTCCTTAACCAACTTAGAACGAGGCATATCCTCGTTCCAATATGTAGTCTTAATCAGCGCAAGGTCGGCATCCATAACATTCCTTCGCATTTGCAAGGATGAAGCAAGTATTCTTGCAAGTCTTTCATCAACACCAACTGTAAGTATTTCACCGCCTTTGTAATCCGGTTGCATCATAGCATAACCAATTGCAAGTCTTCTGAATAGGTCGCTCTCAAAGGAACGAACAGTATCTCTCAAAACCCATTCCTCAAACTCTTCGGTGAATTGCACACCGAGAGGGGGAGTTAGTGTTGCATCCATCATACGGTGAATGAACCATGAGCGCATTTCAATAGCCGCCGCCGCTAAGTCTGCCCTTTGCGCCGGAGTCATTCGTGCCTGTGCGTTCTGCGCCTTTTTGTATTGCAACTCTAAGCCCCTGTTCATCTCAATATCAATGATGAAGAACCTTCGGTCAAGTCCGGAGACCAATTCAAACCGAGCGGGTTGTGTTCCAGCCCATACTGTGTAACGAGTATTGTATCTAACCCATCCATTTCTCATCCCCTTCTGAACCCTGCCGGAGTCAAGGGAAGTTAGCATTTGATTTTTCATATCCATACTGTGTTCTTTTCGTGTCGCATCCGTGATTGATGAAAACTCTTCAAATCCTAAGAAGCCGCCACACATCTCTCTTGCAAGTGGGCGACCACCAACATAACCGTCTTCGTTTATACTCCCGAACATACCCGCTTCTGTAACGGATTGTGCGCCCATCATTGTTCTAAACCCGACACCGTTGAATCCATCGGGATTCCAAAGGAGACCCGTTCCTTCTGCAAGAAATAAATCAATCAACACATTCTTTCCCGAACCCTTAGCCCCACGCATGAGTATGTGTATGCGTGTGTCTGCGAGTCTCGACATTGGGGTGTATATTGGGTCGTTATCGTGTCTCATCGGACAATCGGGGATAGAGAAGTAATCATCTATTGGGTTCGCTGGGTCGAAGTCGCACCGACTGCATTTGTTAATCGTATTGAATATGTGCGCCCCTATGCTACACAAAAAGATAGGCACTTTGTCTTGCACATTAACATAGTGGTTCTTATCGCAGAAATCTTGCAACTCATCGAATATATCCATTTTTCCACCTACTCATACGCTATGCCTTTGTAGTCATTCTTTGCTCGTTTCAGTATTTCAGCAACCATGCCTTCGGCCTCTTTAGTTGCGGCCTCCCATTCATCATATAATTCTTTTGCATTATCTAAGTCTATTTTGAGATTCATAAAGGGTAGTAACCCGACACCATCGGCAAAGGCCGCTTTGATTAGGGGCGTTTCCACGCTTGCGGAGAAGCACATAACCATGCTTCGCAAATCGTATGCCTTGCAAATATACAATCCCGCATAAACGAACATGGGGATAGTTAATTGTTCGGGGATTTCCTCGCTCTCGTAAAGACGGCAAGCGGGCTCGTCAGCGAATGCGTCTTCCTTCCACCTAAAATCGGAATACATATCGGTTGTTGCAAATACGACTTCGGTAATGTTTCTATATCTAATTAAAGTGCTAATCAATGCGTCTCTAACAATCGGATAACCAAACAACCAATGATTAGAGTTTTCGTGGCTGATTTGATGAAGGCCGTTGATAGAAATTAACACCGCATCGGAGTCTTTAGTCTCATAGATATTCACCAAATCATCATCGTTGAATGCCTGTTGCAACGGTTTAACATTGAGTAATTTTGAGAAGACATTTCCGACCTTTCTTCCCTCATTGGCTACTGTTCCGAATATGATTGCCGGAACAGGACATGGCTCTTGAGGGGAATAGATAATCACCTTAGTTGGTTTGTCCGATGGAGGCTCATACCAAACCATCATACTCTCATTCTTGATTTCCGGCCCTCTCAAGTCTTTCCACCTCCCTCAACATAAGTGTGGGTAATTTGTTTCGTGGGCGTAATGGGTGTGTGAAGCCCATCCATCTTTTTGCAACTTCGGTTAAGTCTCGATTCATAACTACGCCATCCGTATAGGTGTGTATGGGCGAAGCCCTCATCTTCTGTATGAAATCGCTTTTGCTCAGTTGCGTAGCCTTATCTCTCGTGCGCCCGCCTTCCGGCTTCCTCGTTAAGAGTAGTTGGTGCAAATCGGCAACGCCCATAGCACCCTCGTTCTCTTCTATTATTTTATAGGCCGCATCCATAAGATACGCCCCCGTTTGGTTTCTATCGCCTCGTGTTCCCATACCACTAAGGCCCTTCTTTATCCCTATAAACCTGCATTACTTCCGGCTCAAATCTATTCTTTCTGAAAGAATACAAAGGCGCAGTAATCTCTTTGGTTAATTCTTTTTATTCACTATGGGATATTTTTCTTAATCCGTTTCCTATAAATGCCCCATAGGGAATAGAATTATTGCAACAAAACGCTTTACTGCGAGCCTGTATTTTTTCCTACGGCGGGCTGAATCAATTGAATATATTGTAAATATTCTAACTCATCCACCTCCTCTTCAAACATATTTAGTTTGAATTGGTGGTCTCCAACCACCTCACACGGCATATCATAGTGTTCTTCGATAAACTCCGCAACGCTCCCCTCCTTTCTTGCAATAACGCCCTTTCGTGGCCTTACTCCGCCTTCGCCCAAAATCAATATCAGCGATTCTTTGGGGCTCTTGAGAATTGCAAAAACTACATTTTCTCCATCAACAAACTTTAGAGAACAGTCCATATCCCCCTTCTTTGTAGGTAACAAAAGGATTCTCCTTCGGTTGGCCTTTGCAAAACCGCTTTCTTCAACATCAAAACAAACATATTCCACCTTGCTTTCCTCTATGATGAATTGCAACTCCTCTATGACTGTGAATTGTTGCACATCAAAGGCATAGCCTTTCATCAATGCGTTTAATTCTGTTCTTCTCAAGCCTTGATGCAAGCAATCGAGGAAATCCCAAACCGCATTGTAACCTTGCAAAACTATTTCGTATCCGCCGACTTGCAAAACAATTTGTGGGCTAAAACGCCTCCTTTTTCTCTCTCCTCTTTGCACTAAACGCCACGCTTGAAAATCTTTGACGATGATGTGTCTTTCCGGTTTTGCAAATAGATGCTTACCGCCTATAAGCACCGGATGCCTCATACCCCATACACGCTTACGCCGACATATTAAGCGTTAGGTGCAGACGGCTTACGAGGAATGAAAAACAACACACAATATGTTAAGGAGGAGGATGACCCGCAAGCCTTCTGCAAACTGTGCTGGATTATCTTTCCTTATCAATAGTTGCAAAACACTTCTTGCATCTCGGTCTTAGGTGCGTGTTCGCATCATCCATGAAGTATTCGGGGAATACGGGAGGGTCTGTGTGGTGTTCTTGCACAGGGTATTTGTATCCGCAAATTGCAAATGCGCTGAATCCCTCTCTTGCGTGTAAAACGGGTATCTCACCCTCATAAGCCTTGCAAGTATGGGTCGGCATAGAATGTAACTCCGTTGGGGTCTAACGGCGGCTTGATGCCTTCCGGTATGTTTAGCAACTCATCTTCCGCATTCGTATATACTTTGTTATGATACTCGCTAAACTCGCCTTGACGATTAGTAGCCGATAGCCACATATAGATGAAATAAGCGGCACTTAGACCGTCTTGCTCATCTTCAAACGCCTTTAGTAGTTGCAACCTAATGTTGGGGGCGTGTTTCCAGCGGCGCATACAATTCAGAACGAACCACAAACCTATTTGGTTGCAAAAGTGCTGGTGTATAGGATTATTTGCAATATCCAAACGCTCATATTCGGCATCCATTCTCGGTGTTCTGAACCAATCCGTTATCACATACAAATCATCGGTGTGTCCGTCTTGCACTAAATGCAACCATGTCTCCGCCGTTCCCCTGTGTGATAGCATGAATCCGCCATCCTTTTTCTTTGTAAAACTAAACTTCTTCCATTCATTCATTCTTCCTCACCTTCGGGGAACATCATATCTGCGTATATCTCAAAAGTAACCCATGCTATACCATACTCCGCATCATGCCTGTTGTATGCTTCATGTAGCACCTCTCTTGCTTGCTCTCTCGTTAAGCGTGGTATATGCAAATGAACGTCATCCACAGTCCAAATGATATGTATATCTTCGCCGTCTTCGCTAATCATTCAATCACCCTTTCCTGTCGGCGGCTTCTCATCGAATATGTCTCTATTTGCAAGACTCCAAATCGTAGGCCCATATTTGTCGTTGGGGTCTTTCCTTCCCTTGAACGACTTATGGCGTTGCAAGCGGGCGGATAAGTGCCTTGCGGATTGATTGAGGCGTTTGCCGTTGCGATAACGGACATTGTTTAGCAACTCGTGTGTAGTGGCCTCGCTCATCATTCCGTCTAAGTATTCGGCGCACCGAATCAACTCCTTATGGCCTTTGTAACGGAATATGCTATTGCCTGTGCGTTGTCTCCTCGACATTCAAGCACCTATTCCTAAGTATTCAAGTGTCTCTTCGGGCATACCGCCCCATTGTTCATTCCACCAATTCGCCGCCCATCTCACAGTCTCAACATCACAATTCATACTGTATATTACTTGCAAGACTGCGCTTAATTCTTCGGGGTGTTGGAAAGCCATGTAGGTCATAAGCGAGGGTAGGTGTATATCTCGCTCGTCTATGATTTCGCCTTCGTATTTCTGCATTTACTCATCTCCCTCAAACACTTTACAAGCGTCAAGCCCCAGCATTTGCAATACATCTGATAGGGCGCATTCAACCGTGAATATCGTTCCGCTAATCATGTGTATATCACACCCGCCGTTGTTGAGAGCCGTAACTGCGCTCACATCGTCTGCTCGTATTAGGGTGTTGCCGCTATTAGTTGCAAACTCCCCATACACCATTCCTCTTTCTATCACTATTTGTCTTCTCATTTTATCCATTCCTTATTGTTTTCTTTATCCCAATCTGTTAATGCTTTATCGTTAGATAATTCTTGCAAATCGAGTTTCCATTCGCCCCGCATTGAGCGTATGCCGTGTAACATCATGGCGTGGTTGGCGTGTTGCAACGCCTCTTCCATACTCCAATTGTTAGTTTTTGCAAGTAGTTGTATTGCTCGGCCACCTCTTCCTGTTGCTAATGCCCTGCCTAAGTGCATTACCTCGTGATGGCGGGGGCAAAGTGCAATCAAGCCCCTGTATCGCTGAACCATTTGCAAATCATCATACTCCCACTTCTCATGTGCCTCGACTGCGTGGTTGCGGCCTTGCGAATGCCCCGTATCCCCGCATATCTCACATACATGACCTGCCTTCTCATAGCAAGCCTTGCGTAGCCTATCCCATGTCGCAGGGCGTAGCAGGGTGCGTAGGTTGCTTCCCCAACTATTGCGGGGGATTAACTCAACACTAATCATCACCACACCACCTTTGTATCATCGTAGTCGTCATCGTTGTCTATGTCGCCCGCCTCATCATCGTGGAGGAAAGGCTCGTGATTTGCAAGTATTTCATCAACTGCTTCATCAACTGTTTGTGCGCCCTCACCTGTCTTGAAGGCGAATCCCGTAGGCTCATCTGCTACTTCAAAATCAAGGCGTAGCAACAAATCAGCCATCCTTATGACTCTCTCATTACCAGCGGTTCTTATTGCATCCATATCCATGCCTACAAAGCCTCGCCCATCTAAGACGAAGCCCTCTATACCGGACATAGCCATGCGTGAGACTGCTTGCCCTACTTCGTTACACATACCGTCTCTCGGACTATGGCCTTTCGGATAAAAGTCGTCATCGCTCCACCCATAGGTGTTGTTGAAATTAGTTGTTCCTAAATCATCACATAGCATGGATACGCCCTTCCTAAGTTGTATGACCGCAAGGAAACAGGTAAGGCTCACATTGTTTTCATCGAAAACCGCAAATGCCCTCTCACACACCTTTTGCATATCATCGAGATAGTCCGGCATGATAACCGCTTCTGCAAATTGGTTATACTCTATTTTGCCGCCTCGTATTTCTTGCAAACCTAACTCTTCGTCTATGGTTATTTGGCTTCCTATGCACCATGCGACAAAACTCGCCGCATCATCTATCGTCTTTACATCTTCGGGGTTCGGTCTATCATTCATTGTATCATCCTCTTCTGCTCTCGCTTTATCCTACTGCATCGGCCACAGTTTATTATTCTTCCCATTCGGCCTCTCGACTTCAACACACGGCGGCAGGTTGAGCATTTGTAGGTGTGTATCCCTGCTTGCTCATGCTTCTTCGTTAGAGCCATTCTCCGCTTCCTCCGCCCTCTTTATTTGCACATTTTTAATTCCTTGCAATATCTCTTCTTCTATCGAGAAATTATCACAACGGGATAAGATGAAGAATAGTGCTTCTGTTCTTTGGTCTATTTCCCCGCCCATGTTTATGATGTAATAGAAGGTGTCCGGAAGCCCCCACATTTTCATGCCTACTTCTGCGGATACATTTCCGCCTACGCCTATACGCATAGTCGCCCTTCTAACCATCGTGTAACTCCCTTGCAAGAAATCGGTTAGTGATTCAATCTCTTCTTTTCTCGTGTTGTTTCTGTCGTCAATCTGTATCGTTGTTGTTCGGTTTTTTCTCATATTAACACCCCCGCTACGGCACACAGGACTACGCCCACACACCCCAGCACTATTTGCAAAAGAGCAATTACTCCTTCCATCGAATCTTCGTATATGTCGTTGAATGCGTCAAGTATCATACTTACAACCTCGCTGGTATTACAACAGTCCAATTGCAAGTTTCGCAACATCTTCCTTCCGCTACGGGCTGGGCGTTCTCGCCCTTATCCCAATACATGACTCGCTCGCCATTAGCGTTTGTTGTATATTTCTTCTCGATTTCACCATCACAAATTACACACTTCATAATCAGTCCTCCTTTCTTTCTCGGCAACTATGCGAGACACACCATCCTATTGAATGTTTGCACTTAGGACAGATAGCAACGGTCATTGACTCACCTCATCACATTTACACGCTTCATCATAGTCAGCATAACCTGCGTAGTCTAATCCACATACGGTGCATAGGTCAGCGTCAGCAAGTAGGGTTTCTAACCGTTCTATTTCTTTTTGCAAAATGGCGGCGTAGCCTTTCCAATCGGTCATTCGCTCACCTCTTGCAAGTATCCCTGCAACTTTACATCAAACCATTCGGGCATAGGTCGCCCCTTCTCCCATGTTGCAAATGCCTTAGAATGATAGTAGCGGCGGTATGCTTGAACGGCCTCATCCCCGCTTGCGTGAGATTTGATGACTCCAACCCAATTCAACACAGGGTCTCTCATAAGTCCTCTCGCTTTATACTCATCGGGCATAGCGAGAGCAAACGGAGTCATACCCGTTCTCTCTATGGGTATCCCTACGCCTTGATACACCCCTCCCGAATCATCAGCCATGTATGTCTCCGGAATTAGGTGTGCAAGCCCATACAGTATCTCGATGCCGTTAGCACAGTAATGCTCTTTGCCGAATCGCTTTGTGTATTCCTCGCATAGAGCCGCACCATGATGCGCCGCCCATAGGTAATTATCCCTCGTTGTGCCGCACCAAATAGTGCAAGGGTGATTGTGATAACCCCCCCGTATCGGCTTTTGGGTGGATTTTGCAAGAGGCAGTTGTTCGGGTTGTGCGCCATGCTTGATTGCCGCGCTTCCTAATTGTTGCAACAATTCAACGCACATCTTAGGTATGTGCTTATCGCAATACATCTTAGCCGCCTTTATCGGGTCTTCGTCTAACACAAATATGTTCATTCGCTCACCATCCTTCTTGCAACTCCACTATATATTTCCCACATAGCAGCAGCCTCACAACCATTACACCAAAATATCGTTCCCCATACGGTTTCTTCGTTTTGTGCTTCTTCTCCGCAATACCTACAACATTCTTCGCTCATTCCTTCATCTCCTTCACAAACGCCTTCTCTCGTGCGGCGATAGTGCGTGGCCTACTCTCAAACCATTCTCTAACCTTCGCCTCGCTCCACTTCCCGCTCTTATCTGCGTATGTGGCCTTCCACCTGTTGTAACGCTTTCTGATGCGCTCTAAGGCGTGTTTGTCTCGTGCTGGTTGTCTGCTATTCCAATTGTTTCCCATTACTCTTCCTCCTCGTAATCGAATGCTTCTGCTAAATCATCTATGCTCGATATACCGCTAAGGTATTCATGCACATGGTCTTGTAGGTTCGTGCAAAGACACCGCAAGTTTTGCAACTGTTGAGCCATGTCTGTGATTTCGTCTCCGTCATCCCATAGGTGAGGGCATTCGTGGATTGGGTGTTCTGCATCAAGGTGCGTATCTGCATGATGCGGGGGTAATGTGTTGCCGCATTTGTTGCAAACTACATTTCTAACAATCATCATTCAATCAACTCCATTATATCAAGTGCGATTTGTGGCGCATCGTATGCTCCCTTTCTTTCGATTTCTTCCATACAAAGGTCGGTGATATCACCGATTATTTGTTGCAACTTTTTTACCTGTTCTAAGAGGTCTGATGCGCTTCCGTCAAACTTGCGTGTGTTAATCATCTTCATTCAATCACTTCCTCCTTAGTGAGCAGTCTTCCTTCTGCTCCCGAATCAGCGAAAAACTTAGTTTTTGAAGAGGTGTAAGCCAATATTGTCGTGTTTGAGCCCTGCTCTCGTAGGGCTTCGTTAGTGCGCTCTATGCTCATATCCAGCGAGTATTTGTCGTTACACACATACTCCAGCACAGTTACAAATCCACACTTGCATTGTTCGGTTTCGACAATGATTGTGTATTCATCGGGCATTATTTCCGTCAGATTATCAATGCTTTTTGTTGCAACATCTTCCCCGCACTTCAAGCAAGGCACATGAGAATCGCTAATGTGCATATCCACATAACCTAAGACCTTCATGCGCTCACCCTCCATGTCTCGGCATTATTTGCAAGTTTATGGTATGAATCACGATTTGCATTTGCTCTCGTAATCCATTCTTGCTTGCGAGGCACACAAATACCTGTGTCGCAAGCCTCCCATGCACTTGCCCCGCACGAGTTGCAAGCAACTACAAAGTCAAGGATTGGGAAGCCTCTCTCATTTGCAATAAGCGAGAAATCGCCATCCGTAGGGAGAGGTGTTGGAGGGGAGGGTTTTCTAAAACCCATGCGTGGCGGCTTGCGTTTGCGGCGAGCATCACCTGCATGGGCGGAGGTAAAGACATGACTTTGATGAAGTGCCTCCTCCCCTCCGTTGAGTTTGTTTTGCAATTGTTCTGTTAGTCGTTGTTTCATTTGTTCTGTATCCATGTTCAGTCCTCCTTCAATGTTAGGTCGCTGGCTAAGACATATACTCCGCTTTCCACCTTGCGGCGCACGTCTTTAATCGAGTCTTCCATTAAGAATTGCAAAAGATAGCGGTTTGTTGTTGTCGAATAGTTATCCCAATACGGGTCAAATAATACGACCTTCGTTCCCATGTCTCCACCGAGACTTATACGAGCGGCCACGATTGCATTATACGATTGAAATACTCTAATTCCATTTGTGGTGAAGATTTCAAACTGATTCGGAACGGCATTCCCGTTTGCACTTCTCATATTCCTAACCCTCGCCATGCCGTTCCATAAGGCATCAACAATTTCTTTTCCGTGTTCAACTTCTTTCATATTCATTCCTCCTCCATTTGTTGCAACTCTCTTCTCACAAACGATGTGATTTCACCCATAGCCCTTAGATGTGCGGGTGCATGGGTTTTAGGCACTTGCAAGACTGCATCACCTACGAGCATTTGTTGTATGCAAGAAGCAACGACTGCTCTCACATTTGGAAGTAGCCCCAATATTAAGCCCTCTTCATTCACAATAATTTCAGTATCCCTGTCGCTTAACTCGTGGTGGGCGTATTCTATGAGCCCACCTACGGCAGTTTGCAACTGCTCAAGGGTAATATCGTCTGCATCCTTGCCCTCGTGCAAGATGCTAACATCTCGGTCAATATTTGCTGGTATCAGTAGCCATGTGGTGTCGGTCATCAACTACTCCTCCTCGCTGGTCGGTATATGAACATTGGCTTCAAAATCAACCTTCTCGCAGTATCCACGCCTAAGCCTATCCGCAAGCCTACGGGCGGCTCGTGTGCTGGTAGCCCTGTATGTAGCGGTTGCGCCTCCGTAGCGAGCGACCACACGGAGACCCTTGCGCCTAACGCTGGTGGGTATGTTGCTCACCGCTATACTCTCACCCCCATTCTCCCACGAAGTCTTCGTCAAAGTCTTCTTCGTTATCAGTTGCAACTTCTCCCTTTAGCATATTCTGCAAGTCGCTTTCACCCATGTTCAAGGCCTCTTCTGTCCTCGCTACGCTTGCGTGTAGGGTTTCTCGTAGGTGTGGATTGAGCATAATGTCGTCTCGTAATGTCTCGGCATTCGCGGTCGCAGTATCATAGGCGGCTACCGCACAATACTTTGCAAGTGCGCCGAGATTCTTCTTCATCACTTCTTCGGGATTTCCTTCATCCTCGCCGTTGTAAAGTTGCAAATCAACCCATGCACTATATCGGAAGAACAAATCTCCATCATCGGCCATGTGTTGTTCAAGTCTTCTTGCAACTGTGGCTCGCATGATTTCCACCACATCTTCGCCTGTTTGGTTCGGTAATGGGTTGTTTATAGCGATAAATGCACCTACGCAAGCCTTAGCCCAGCAATCTTGCAAGAATACTAAGCCAGCGGGCATACTGATTTTCATATCTTCGGGGTCGAATTGAACACCCGTAGGTATGCCGAACCTGTTGGCCCTTATACCTTCACGCATCCATGTCGTGAAGGCATCGGCCAACGGGGGTTGTGCGCTCGTCTGTATTTTCATCGTAACTTCTTTGTCTTCTGTTTCTTTCATTTTTCATTCCTCCTCATTTGCAAACCAATGCTCTATTTGTTTTGTAGCCACCCATAATTGTGTGCCTCCTTCATAGCCGTCTATGGAGATAACGGACACATCTCCGGCCAGCAGATACGCCTTCGCATTGTATCCACCTATGATTAAGTCGTCTGTATCAATCACGGCCACCCAATGCCCTCCATGTTCTTCGGGCAAACGCACCGTTCTAAAGTCTTGCGTGGGGATGAATACGCCATCCCCCATATCCACAACTGCACCAGCCGCACCTGCGGTCGTGCCTGTTGCAAATCCGAATACATCTTCGTTCATGCGCTCACCTCCACATCAAGGTCATTCACATCATATCCGTCATCATCCAGCCACATGACCTCGCCTTCCTCAACTCTTCGGAATACGAACCATTGACCGTCTAACTTAGAGACCCAAACGCCGTTCTCCTTTAGGTCGGCCTTATTCTCTCTCCAATAATCCCAAAACGCCTCGTTAGGGTGTGCATACCACATAGTCTGACGGTTATTCATGTGCATATAGAAGTCATCTCCCAAACCAATGTCGAAGTAGGGCTCGACCTTCTTTCGTGGGGTCTCGGAATACTTGATGCGTATGTTAGTATTTGCAAATCCACGAGCCAATGTGTGTTCTCGTAGGTCTTCGGCTTTTGCAATTGCTTCGTTTAGTGTGTATGAAAGGTTCTGCACAAAACTACTTCTGCACCATACCGCAAACTTGCCCGCCTTCTTCGGGTGTGGTTTGACTACTATTTGGTCTTGATAGAGGGTATAGAACACCTCCTTTTCGCCTGTGCGACATACCCACAGGGTTTGATACCAGCCCGCCTCTTCGGGCCTCCTTCCGTTTGCATCCGCCCAATCGTATAGTGTATCCATGTTCAATCCCTCCTGTATATGTAGCAGGTCTCCCCGCTCGTGGGTATCTCGATTTCCTCACCGTCATAACTTGCAAGAAAATGTGCCGCACCGTCTGTTTGGATAGCCTCATCCACGAGTCTTCGTAGCGTGGGCTCTTGCGGGTGTTGGAGCATTTGATAGATTATGTTTGCATGACCGAGCGGTTGCAACACTTCGATGATTTCTTCATCAATGCCTTCGGCGGTATAAGTTGCAACAAAATGAGGAGTCATGTAGTGCATACCCTCTCGTATTTCTTCCAGCACACGGTCGAACACCTCATGCTCGCCCATACATACCGTATATCGTGCGCATGGTGGGTTTATTGGTGCATACTCCGGCTCGCCTGTGTGTGATGGTCTCTCTTCAAAGCAGTCTTCCAATCTTGCAAACTTTACGAAGTTTCTCTTGCTGATTTCGACTGCATCTGGGGGTAAGTATTTACGGGCACGAGGGTTGATTTGGTGCTTGATATAACTCTCACATAAGCCAATCGCCTCATGTAATACGGGGTATGAGCGGATGAATGCCGCAACATCGGCATCAAAATCCGTCAGAAAAGTTGCATTTCCATAGTTATTTGCTGGCTTCATTCATTCACCTCCCAGCGTATCATCCACGCAGTCAAACATACGAGAGCGTATATTCTGCAAGCGAATACCTTGAGTCGCTTTGTCGGGGTCGTCATCAGCCATATTTGCAACTTTGTCGAGTTGTGCAAAGTAGTCCTCAACATGATGTGCAAGTAGTCTGCGGCCATTCTGCGCCTTGCCTAACGCAGTCGTGAGAGAGGCAACTTGCAAAACCATTTCATCGTAGGCTTCGGCTTTCTCCCTCCTTATGCGGCGTAGGCTCTTGCCCGCTTCCGCTACGGGCTCGATAGACGCGGGGGAAGAATCCTCCTCCACGCCTACCGCTTTCTTCAATCGGTTCGTTAGGTCATCCATCGTTGGGCTCGTCATTGTCCTCACCATCTCGTCTCCCTCCACAGTATATGAAGTAATCCGCCGAAAACGGACAACTCATGCGGGAGCGGGGGGGTGTGTGTGTGCGGGTGGTGCGCCCGACCCCTCAAAATTAGGCCGGACAACACCTCCTTTTCGTGGGTCAAAATTGTCTCGTCTCGGTTCTCCTTTTGGGGCTTGCGCTGGCCGGAGAGTCTGCTCATACGCAAGGCGTTCTCGTGGGTGTGCATCTGAATCACACCTAAACCAACCGAAGCGTGAAGCAACGGTCGCATAGATACTCGCTCTTGCTCGGAAGTCCGTGAAGACGCCAGCGGTTGAGGGCGGAATGAACCGCATCCGGCCCAGCAACGGGAGCGGGTCTCGCTCCGCATTCGCTACACGCCTTCGGGAAAGACTTGCAACAACCGCAAGTGATTTCCTCGCTCATTCCTCCTCACCTCCCTTGATTATGCGGGAGATATTTGCAATATCCGCCTCATCAATTGACTCGCCACGAATGGCCGCGTCTCTCATGTGTAGGATTTCTTCGGTCAGCCTTACGACTGTCTGTCTGTCTGATACTCCTTCGTTGTAAAGGAGACAGGCGAGGAGAGCGTTTGCATGAACCTCACGCTCGCCCTCATCTCCGGACAGAAGGGCGGAGATAACATCAACCACCGCTTCTGTCGGGAGAGTTACAAACTCTTGCAAGTCTTCGCCTAACATTGTTCCATCACCTCCTCGATTGCAGTTACTACTGCATCAACGGCCTTATCCACTTGAGTCCGAACATCGTTGTTTCGTGGTATGTGATTGACTGCGCTGAAAGCATCACAACCGAGAATAGTTGCAAGTTTCTCACAAAACTCCTTATCCGGATTTTGTGATGTTCCCGAACCTGTGGATGCTACATTCGATGCCCTTCTTCCCGCTAAGGAACGGGCGGAGAAGGTAACATTCCTCCAAACCCATGAGGACATGGCCGAAGCCGCTTGATATAGGTTGAAAACCTCATCCGCCGCTTTGATGCGAGTTACTGCGACTGCACCGTTGCCGTTTCTTGCAACATTTGTTGAATATGCTAAAGCATATATCTCGACCATGTATCCTTGCTCCTCAAGGATTTCAGCGGCGGCTAAAGCCGCACTTGCACGAATCGAATTGATTTCCGGTTTGATTTCAGCGTGAGAGTTAGTCGGCACGAAGAGGGCTACAACTTCTTGCTTCATGCGAACCCGCTTCTTGCTTCTAAATGGATTCTCGCCATTGAATAGGCGTTCCATTGAGATTCCATGAACAACTCGTGGAGTATCAGTCCAGCATCGAATGCTTCCCATAATTTCAGAATGAAATTGTGAAAGAGCATCGAGCATCTTTCCTTCGTGCTTCTCCACGCCCTTTGCATCTCTCTCGTGTCCGACTCCATCTCGGCCTTCGTCTTTGACGACTTTAGCATTTGCAACTCTTCCATAGAACCTACGGTCTGTGCCGGAAGAGGACATATTCGTGATGTTTTGGATATTCTCATGCTTCTCTCCATATTCTATGGAACGAATCATGGCTGAATGGCTTGGAGCATAGATGAAATCCGTTTTGGATTTGTGGTTGAACCATCCGGTTCTGACTCCGTTTTCATCGGTTGAATCATTGTTCAGCATTTCTCGTCTCACCTCCTGTAAATTGAGGGGGCGAGTCCGAGTCTTACGACTCAGACTGCGCCTCCAATTGGTGTAGTGATTGGTTCAACACCCGCTGGAATCAGCGAAGCCGAATCCTCCCATGAGTTGAGACCACCGATACGATTTGCAACAACTTGCCTCTTCGCTTCCTCGTTGAAAGGAACAATCCAGCGAGCAACGATTGAAGGCATTGTCCAACCGGAATGAGCAAGGCTCATACCGACTTCTAATGCTCTATAACTCATCGGAATACCCATTCGGGTCGAGTCGGCCAAATCTTTCAACTCATTGAACGAGTCGAAGACTTCCTGTGGAGTTGCTGGCTCACCCGCTGGGCTCTCTTCCGCCTCAACCTTTCCAGCATTGGAAAGACCGCAGATGTGAGCCATGATTCGGTTAGAATGACCGAATGAGACAAAGCCTCCAGCGAATCGGTCAAGAAGCGAAGCGTCTTGCTTCTGAGCCGCCGCAAATCGAGGGGATTTTGTAAATCCGGTAGTATTACCAGCCGCCACGATATAGCAATTCTTGCTAACCGGAATGACCTCGCCTGTAACCGGATTCACGAGTTGTCTCGATGCTAAAACTCCGTTTAGCAAAGTTGCAACTGCTGGGTCGGCTTTATCCAATTCATCAATAAAGGCAAGGCCACCATTGATTAGAACAGTAGTCAGACCGCTCATATTCCATTCGTTGTCTGATGTGAGGGAGTATTTGACCCGACCAATCAAGTCGCCTTTCTCCATATCTGCGAAGCAGATAACCTCTTTGAAGTCCTGTTCTTTAGATAGCAAACCCACTTCTTGAAGAAGTGCATGGAACATCTCAGCGGCACGAGACTTGCCCGTTCCAGCATCTCCGGCCATGAAAACCGGATTAGGGAAGCCACGAGTTGCAAGTCCAGCAGTCATAATCCCCAACGCAGTTGGGAAATGTGGATGATAGACACTTCCGGATTTTGCAACTATTTGCTGACCCTTGATTACTTCAAGGGTTCTGACCGGAGCGAAGGACTTGCTAAACTGTTCGATTACACCGCTTGCGGTTTCGTGAGCAATCCTTCGGACTGTCTCCTCATCAATTGCTTTACCAGCAATATTCTGAATCAACTCGATAAGTTGGCCTTCTGCTCCACCTACGGTGGAAGATTTTACAACCTTCGGTTGGGTCTTTGGTTCAACAACCTTCGGTTGAGGAGTTGGCTCAACCTTTGGTTGTGCTAAGATAACCGAGTTGGAATTGAAGGACTGCATTTCCCTCCTTGCTTCCGGCGAGTAAAACGCATCAGAAGAGGCTGGCTGACTCCATGAATGGGCTCTATCAGCCAAACTGAGGAAGTCCAGCAACTCTTGCAATCCGAAGTATAGGTGAAGGTATGGAATGACCTTTCCTGTTTCTTCTGACGGAGTTTTGGAAGCCCTTTGGCTTCTGTATGCACCGATGGCGAAGCCATTTCGGATTCCACATTCAAAGTGAAGCCACTTTGAGTATCGGTTTCCAAAGATAGCACCATCGCCGTTGCTTAGGAAGTTTGCAACTTCTCTTCCGTTCATGGCTTCGCCACAGCAAGGACAGTTTGAATCTTGATGGGCTTTAGCCCGATAGACATTAGCACCACCCAATCTTTTGATTCGCCGCCTAACTTCGTTAATTTGGCTATCAGTAATCGCAAACGACTTTGATACGGAGAGAGTTGCAAGTCCTACAATTGAGAGGACTGTGCTTATCTCCGCACTAAAGCCGCTAACCACTACTCCGAAGAGTAGTAAAGCGGCAACTACTACTCCTACGGCATTCATTATTCCGGCATCTCCTAAATCAGTCAATCTCGACCTCATCACCCTTACCGGAGGCACACCTACTTAAGACTCTTACTTCGCATAATACACGCCGTCTGAGTTTTGACTTGCAAATTGTTATTTCCGAATACCCAAAAATTATCAGCAATTTTCCAAACAATACTCCGTAGTATTGTTTGGTAAATCACATACGGATACATTGTGGCTGGATTTACAATCCATCCACAACACAGACGGAGGCCCCCCAAATCTCCTATTGAAGATATGAAGCAAAAATCTTCGATTTATTGCTTATATCCGCGTGGATTCGTGCGGAAGTCCTCCGAAAAATCGGCAGTCATTTTGGGGCGTATATGAGGCACATATCAAGGACTTCGCAAAGAGACTTCTGATGACTCTCCCTGCGTGAAGTCCGGTGCGCGAGTTGATTGGTTTTCTAAGACCGAATCGGCCTAATATCCGGACTACGGTATCAACTCGTTGATACCTATTGACTATATTAGCCGGACAATTTTGCTTGGTGGTTATTACATAACCAACCGCTGAACCCAAAAAATTGCAGAAGATTCTTCGCCTTATCTTGACTTAATCTCCGATTACTGTTTGATAAGCAAAAAAAGAGTTGGAGGAGGCCAACAGTCTGAGACTGCCGACCCCCTCCGGATTTGCAACTTTTTCTTAACTTGATTTCACCTCCTTATTCGATTTCCAATCTTCGATTGAATCCTCAATAATTTCCGGAATCGAGGATTTCTTGGGTCTCTCGATAAACTCGGTTAATTCTCTTCCTAACGAAGTTAAAATCCGAATCGGAAGAGTTGGTGAAATCCAGCATAGTCCTAAGACTAACCTTCATTTGGAATCCTATCCAATCTTTAACGAGATATTCTTCCTCCATTGAGTCGGCTATCTCCTCTAAGGAGGAGATATTTTCCTTAATGTCTCCTTGATATAGAGCATCAAAGAACCTTGACCTCAATTCTTTGAATTGAACCTTAGCCTTTACTGACTCCAAATAGGAGTCAATGTCGTCTAAGTCAAGGCTTAGATTCTCTAAGACCTCGATAATCCACAACCTCTTGATTTCAGAAGTAGGGAGATATATCTCCCTCGACTCCTTGAAATCCCAAATGGCTCTTTGAGATTCGGCTACGCCGAGTCTCATGGCTTGGGTTTGGTTATTGACGAAAACTGATGTTTCAAAACAAAACGTAGTTTTGTCTTCATCATCAACTTCAATCCAGCAACCGATATATCGGTTGTTTTCGGCGGCTTCGGTTCTAACTGAATCCAATTTTGATAGGAAAACTTCCCGTAGGGAAGAAGCCCCATCAAAAGGATATTCACCATGTCCGGTGTTCAAGGCTACTGCGTAGCCTTGAGACCAATTCCGAATCTCCATAGAGATTGGGTGGATGGTTGCTCCACCTTCTGATAGCAAGTGCTGAATCAAAGATTCAGCATCCTCCATCAGAAAATCTCCGAAGGTGATGTTCCTTACAGGAACACCCTCCTCAGACACAGGATGCCTTACGGCATCCTGTGCAGTCGTTCTTTCTGCATCATCATTCACATTTTTCTTCATGCTTTGTCCTCCTTTTTTTCAATTTCATTCAATCTTCGATTGAATGTGTGGATAGCCAATTGCTCCATTTGGTAGCCTTATGAATCTTCGATTCGTTATGTTTTCAAAATCTCGGCCGATGTCTAAACATCGGCGGTTATTTTGGTGAGTCCTACCTTCGGTAGTTTCATCGTTCAATTCATCAACAAACGGAAAGTGCATTAGGATATTACTTCGTAATTTCCTATGAAGCCTTGAAGCCTCTTTTTGTTGTTCAACTCCGAAAGGGTCTCCGACCCTTTGCTCAAGAACAAAATACACATTCACCATTCTTATTTCTTCCATTATCTCGTTTTCTTCCATTTTTCTTCCTCCTAAAAAATCAAAATCGCTTGACTGCGGCCTTATCTCAGACATTTAACTCCATCAAAAGTAACCCTAATTCGGCTTCTAATTCAACCGCACAAAATGACGCTGAATCGCTGATTTCGTGATGTTCCCAACCATCCAATTCCGACCATTCCATAAACTCAATTTCGGTTTCTAAGACCAAAGAATCAAGCGACTGCGAGGCTGCTGATGTGGAATAGACTTCATATTCTCCGTTGATATTTCGGACAACTGCAAAGATTTTCAATATTTCATCCGGCTCAACATCGGCTGGAATTACTGCGGACATGGATAGGATTTCCGGCGAATATACTCCTTCGGAGTAAAGGTCTTCCGCAGTAGGTAGGGTTAGCCGTCTTTTTGACGCTGGATAGAAGGTGAAGTGCATATTGGAAGAAAAATTGCTTTCAATCCACACCTCCTTTTCTGACGGGGAGACCCCGTAGGGGTCTCCATTCTCCGCTTTCTCGGTTCGGTCATCACGCTCGTTTCTATGGTAGGATACCATGACTCGGACTCAAGGTCTGAAAAGTAAAGGTTTCGTAGTTGCAAATAGCCTCGCAGTCTATCGTTTTTGCAACTTTTAGGGCTTTGAGATTTGCAACTTTTCGAGGCCAAAAATCGAGGGGCTGGCGGCTCATGCTACACGCCAACCCCCTCTCGTAATTTTTTATTTTTTTTATAGAAAAACCTATATATTTTATAAATCTTAGATAATCTTAATAAAACAGAAGGAATTAGTCTTATTTATGCCTAAGAACCGACAATTGCAAGATGTAATAATGGGCCACCACATTAGAGCCGGAGAAGTTGAAGCAACAGACCTCGCTTCAGCCGTAACTGATGTATTAGCAGATTATGTAGTCGAGAAGACGACTGCTGGTGGAAGTGCTACCGAAGCCATAACTGTGGCCGGTGTAACTACTGCATCTAAGATTATCGCAACCCTAAAGGATGACGGAAGCAACAATGTAACCATCAAGACCGCAAAGGCCACCGGCGCAAACACCGTAACAGTAGTGTTTTCCGGAGACCCTTCCAATGATGCAATCGTTGCTATCCTTGCATTCTAAGGTCTGAACGATACAAACTTACCATTAGTGGTTGGATTACGAGGCGTAGCCTTTCCTTTCCAACTATTAAGTGATACTCCCGCTGATACCATAGGGGTGTTAGAGGAAGAAGTGATGTTTTGGAATTGGTCTATTGCGTGTGCGAGAGCCATAACTATATCGTTATGTCTTCCCTTATCAACAATTACTCCGCTATCCCATGCGTGAGTTTCTAATTCTTGCAACAATTCATTTACTATTGTTCTCGTTTCATGGTCTCCATAGGGAAATACTATTTTACCCTGTTCAAACCATGCCCGCATTCTCATAAGAAGACCTTGCTTTAGAACCCTGTTTGATACGGGGCTGGGTCTGTAGTCAATATTCGCACCCATGTTTTGCAACAAAGATTGATAGAGTCTTTGGAATCCAGCAGACTCCGCCGCAAAGATAGGGTTTTTGTAAGTAGTGCAAAGTCTGATTATTTCATGTGCTTGTTTGCTCGGCTCAAAATCATTTCTGCGCCATATATCAACAAGATGCAAGAATCCTTCTTTATCTTGTCTCATAACAACCATAACAGAATAGTCCTTACCTATACCATGCGAGGGGTCAAACCCAATAACATATCTGCCTTCATGTAACTTTTCTTTCTCTAATACAGATTCCATCCCTAAGTGTTTTCTTGTAAGGTGTTGGGGGAATACGGCGGAGGCATCATCAACTACACGACACAAATACTCTTGAGAAAATGCTAATTCACCCATAGCCTGTCTTTGCTCAAGCAAGAAGTTAATAGGTCTAAACTCCGGCCATAACGCTATGGCCTCTATTTCTTCGGGGTTCTTAGCCCATTCATCATAATTTAACACGCTTCCTTTCTTCCATGAAGCCCACGCTTCATTTTCAAGCATTTCTGTGTGGTATAAGTCTGTAAGAGAAAGTGGCGTTCCAACAACAAAAATAGATGTTTCGGGGGAAAGCATAGGTGTTAGTTTTTTTCTAAACCATTGTCTAATATCATCATCGGTTTTATCGCCGCCATCATCTAACACATCGTCAAGAATGATTCTTGCGGGGTGTTCTCCACGAATAGCAGAACCAACAGACGATGCCTTAATCCATGAACCATTGGTTAGTTGCAACTTCCATTTGTTACTTTTAGACTCATCAATCATTCGGGATAACTCCGGATGCCTTTTTAGGTCATCTTTGATTTCTTCAAGACGATTAGCGGCTAAGTCTTTGCTGGCGGAAAATAACCATGTAGTAAAAGGTTTGTTACGCCATCGTTCAAATAGCAGACTGTGTAAAGCCTTGACTCTTAGCGTGGTGGATTTGGAATGGTCTCGTGGTGCAATCAATAAAACACGATGCACACTTTTACCCTGTCTATCATTGAATAGGTCAAACCATTCTCCTATATGGTTGCCCCATGTGTAACCCAACCATTCATAGAAGTGTTTATGGTCGTATCTGCTTCTTTGCAGATTAAAGTTAGTTAGTAAGTCATTTCCTTTCATCTGTTACACCTAATGGGTCGCCGCCTACAAACATAGGAAATCCGGTCCATTCTGCGAGAAAATCAACGAGAGATTCAACATTTGACCTATCGAGAATAATACTTGCAATTTCATAATCGTCTATTTCTAAACAGAATACCAAATTATCTGTATCATCTAACATAGTGCCTACTATAAACTCTTCGCAATCGGAAGTCCATGTTTCAGAAACTAAAAAGTCATCAACCATACTACTCACCATTTAACACACGAAGGGTCTCTAACCCATCTCTCAAATCAGAAAAGACTTGAATGTGTCTTGCATCGGGGGATAATATGACTAAGGGGCAGGTTGCTCGCTCTCTTTGGAAACCAATCATTTCGGAATAACCATCTATGATTTTGTAACTTCCCGGCCTTACCGCCCATCTCTCAAGACCATGCCGTGTAAAGTTTTCAATAACGGGTGTATGGTGATGACCTACTACTCCTATATCAAAATCGGACTCGCCATCCTCCCACATCTTCTTAACTACACGAGAAGGATTGATGTTTGAGTTACCCCTGCGCTTATGTCGTATAGCAAAGTTATACGGTATCTTACCGTTCATTATTCTAATGTTTAACTCATGGGGATGATACAGAATGTTTCTATCAAGCACTTGACGGCTTAGTGGGTCATAATCAGTCATGCCGCTGGTCCATAGGTCGTGATTACCAGCAACTACTGCAAGAATCTTATCTTCAAACATTGATAAGTAGTGGTCGCAAAGTTTCCATTGAACGCTCGGTGGAATTGTTGCTTTCATACTCGGTCGTGGTTTGTCTATTACAAAGTTGTCTATGAAGTCGCCAGCGTGTATAGCGTAACAGTTAGGAGTATTTGCAACTAATTCAGCATCCTCACGCATTCGCTCGTGGTCGGTATATTTGTTTCCGATATGTTGGTCGCTCGCAAGAGCGATACCGAGATACTTACCACCCTCAAATGTTATTTCAGCCCATCTTGCATTTTCTGCCTTTCTTATGTTTTCGCCTGTTGCGGTTTCGATAGCATCCCATACATCGGCTATTTGAGTTGGCTCACCACCAAAAGTAGTAGTAATGAAGTTAGGTCGTTGCTTCTTTTTGATTAAGCCCTTAACCTTAGCATCATGTATTCTCATCTCCCATGCTTTCATTGTTATTTCGGGTCTTCGTGCGTGTAACTCAATAGCAAGAGAACGCCATGTGCCTTCCCATTCATCGGGCAATTCTTCGTATGGGTCTTCTATCAAAAAGTCAATTTCACCAAACTCATGTTGATACCTTTCAACACGCTTCTTCCATGTTGGGTATTTAACCGAAGGGTCAATACCATGCAGATACTTAGCAAACTGTGCGGAGTTTGGAAAAGTATTTGCAACTTTCAGATGTTCATTGATGAGGTCATATACTCGGCTCATAAAATACCCTAACCATTACTGTGTTATAATCATTCTTTCAAAATGGATTCAATTATGTCCGGAAAAAATAGAGGCTTGCAGTCTATCGTTTTTTCTAATAATTCTAATCACTATAAGAGTTTTTTTTAGGTTCTAATCTTAAATACCTTATAGGAAATAAAACTAATACGAAAACCGTTATACTGCGAGCCTGTAATATTTCCGGAAAGAAATAGACAGAAACAGAATTAAATACGAGTCTTGATAAATCATCTAATATATTTTGCGGAACATGGATGAATCAACATTAGCGGTGATGGCGAGATTGGACCTTGTGAGAGATGATGTTAGCGATATGAAAGCAGAAATGAGAGAACACACGAAGGCTCATCATTCGCATTCACAAAGATTGCTTTCCGTTGAAAATAGCGTGAAAAATATAGAAGAAAGCCAAGATATGATAATGAATGGACCAATATACAGTCTCGATAGGTTCATAACAAAGCGAGTAGCGCAAGTAACAGGTGGGTCGGGAATCCTACTATATCTGTTATATCGTCTGATTTTGGGCTAAAGTTAATTAAATAGCAAATATCTGTCGAAAATATGGGTATATTCGATAGATTCCGGCCACAACCTAAAAAGCCGGAAATTGACTTCTCTCGTGCGTGGGCGGGTGCGAGACGGGCAGACTCCAGCGAAAACCCTTTGCTGGTTAAAGCCGCCGCCGGTCTAACAGACATAATGGAAAACACAGACAAACTACGGGCTAACTCAAACTACGAGACTAAGTTTGACCGATATGACGATATGGTTAATTACGACCCCGAACTAAACGGTGCGGTTCGTGCAGTATCGCTAACTGCAAACAATTACACTATCAACTATCGAAACGCAAAGAACGCAACTATCCGAGAGGCAATCAGACTTTTAGTTGAAGAAACTCTTGACTTTGATGATTTGCTAATCAATGGTATGCGCTCACTAATGGTTTATGGGAACGACATAAACAAATTGGTCGGAAGAACAGGAGTAGGTATAGAAGATGTGCAATCATTACCTGTGGCTCAAATTACAATTACCGATGGAAGGCCAAGCACACAAACAACCGACAGACTAAACCCAATCATCGAAGCAACCGATTATATTCTTCGTGAAGGAGACTCCACAGAAGAAACATTTAGCGCAGATGAAATACTACATATTAGAATAGACTATCGGAGTTATTGGTTTTTGGATAACGAAAACCGCCAAACATACGGTGTATGGGGCGCATCTCGTTTTTCCTCACTTGAACAGGCTATCCGTGTAAAATACAACACCATGAACCACAGATTAGCATTAGAGGAGTCTATGACTAAACAATTTATTACAATTGATAGGTCGGCCATAGAACATATATCAGACCCCGAAGAACAAAAGGCGAGACTCACATATATTATGGATGAAGTAGTAAAGACCCTTGAATCGCTACGAGGAGACCAAATACCTGTTTTCCCCGATTACATCAAGATTCACCACACCGACACAAGAAACACAATACCCGACAATACTTCGTTTTTGGATACAGTAAATGCAGATATTGCCGCAGTATTGCAAGTGCCGAGAGTTGCAGCGGGTCAAGAGCGGGGCTCAACATTTGCGGCAACCTACAATGCTAATGTTTGGGCCTTGACTGCTATACGCAGACTGCAACAGGTTTTGGTTCAAGCAACAACAGACTTATTTTCAAAGCATCTTGAGTTATTAGGTATTGAACACCAAAGAAAAGACCTTCCTCGATTAGAGTTTGAGCCTGTGGAAGACGAATCCCCAACAGTTAAGATGCAAAGAGCCGCGCTCGGTTATAATGCTGGTATCCTTGACTTAAACCAATCATTAGAGATTTTGAACGAACCTACTATTGGAAGAAAAGGAAATGAACGCAAAAGTCAAACATCAAACACCACAGGAAGGTTAGAACGCCGAGATTCCCAGCCCGGTGTTGAAGATGATTCTTGAAAGTGTAATTTTGATAGTAGCATTGATAAGTCGCCTATCCAATTTTAGACCCATGAGGCGTAGGCCAAAAACGAGCAATCCGAATGAGTATCTGATGCTCACATTCGGATTTATGGTTGTAGTGATGTGGGTTCTGATAGCGGCCGTTGCATCATACTTCTCAATCGTTGAAGAAAGAGACATTAGCGATAGTCAATTAACAGTTATTGGATTACTCGGTGGTCCAGCACTACTGATAATCACATCGGTTCTTGAATTGTTCAAAGGAAAAGAAGGTGCTAAAATTAACATCTTGCCGGAACAATTAGCAGGTGATGTTGCTTCCGCAGAAGCAGTCGAAGGCCACACCCGAATGCTTGAGGAAATGAAGTTGAAGCATGACCTCGACATGGAAAAGATGCAAAAGCAACACAGTCTCGATATGGAGGCATTTCAAATCACAAAGGGAGGAAAGAAACAATGATTTGTGATTTTTGCTCAATGGGCGATTGTATTAGTTGTCTTGTTGGGGATGAGTAGGTGTATTTTGAAGGCCATCCTATTTGGAGGGTCATTTTGAGAATCGTGGGCGTGATTATCTAATGTGGGAATACCAAGCAGAAATCTTGCGAGTCGTTGATGGCGACACGGTGGATGCCCGCATTGATTTGGGATTCAAGGTTCATTACAATGTTCGTGTGAGATTGCATGGTTTGAATGCGCCGGAATCCCGCACACGAGATAAAGAAGAGAAAATAAAGGGTCTTGCCGCTAAAGAACGACTTGAACAATTAGTCGGTGGTAAAACCGTTGTTTTGAAATCACACGGCGTAGGTAAGTTTGGAAGATGTTTGGGAGAATTAAAAGTTGGCTCAACAAATGTTAATGCTACGCTTATTGAAGAAGGCCATGCGGTTGAGTATTTTGGGGGTAAAAGATAATGCCTACACGAAGAGAAGGTGAAGAAAGAGAAGATTTCATTTCCCGTTGTATGTCTGACGATAAGATGAATAGCGAATATCCGGAAAGAGACCAAAGATTTGCAATTTGCAACTCTTATGCTGATGATAAAGCGGTTGAGGCTTTGCAATACGGAAAACCTAAAAAAAATGACCCTCGTAAGACTCCAGCAAAACCCAGCGAAAGAAGAAAGGGCTCAAAGAAAAACAAAAAGGATTCTGCAAGTAAGCCCAATAAATCTATAAAAATAAGTAAAGAAACAGAAGCCCGAATCCGAAAGTTAATGACTGAAAGTAATAAAAAAAACAAAGGACCAAAAGCAAGCATGGGTATGCTAAAGTCTGTTTTCCGCAGGGGTGCTGGTGCTTTCAGTAATACCCATGCTCCTAATATGTCTCGCACAGGTTGGGGGATTGCAAGAGTAAAAGCGTTTTTATATCTCATGCGTAATGGAAGACCAAGTAATCCTAACTATAAACAGGATAACGACCTTTTGCCTAAATCGCATAAAAGAAAATCAAACAGTAAGGCCGGTGAAGAAATGGAAGAATATGAAGATTGGGGCGTAACTGCTAAAATGGAAGATTATATATTTATGGAAAAAGAACAAGCAGAAAAGAAATCAAGAGAGATGGGTTTTGATGGTGTGGTTCATACAACAAAAACGGCTGACGGACAAACACTTTATTTTCCCGGCCCAAATGAAGAGGAGTTTCAAAAGTGGTATCGTAAAAACGATGAAGGAGACGAATTAAACGCATCCGCCGCTGAATATCAAGGAAGAAAAGTAACATTGAATAAACCATTTAGGACACCTAAAGAATCAAAGAAGTTTGCGGTTTATACTAAAAATGGAAGTGGAAATGTAGTTATCGTAAGATTTGGCGACCCTAACATGGAAATCAAAAGAGATGACCCACAACGCAGAAAAAACTTCCGAAGTAGGCACAACTGCGATTCTCCCGGCCCAAAATGGAAGGCTCGTTATTGGTCTTGCAAAATGTGGGAAAGAAAAAAATCAGTAACAGATTATACTTCCTCCGAGCAACATATTTATGAAACGGAAGAAAACTTTGAAAGTATGGGCTGTGGGTGTGGCTGTGATGGTGATAAGGGCGTAAAGGCTGCTGAACCGTATGATAAAGATATGTTCGATAATGCAGATGATGCAAGAAAGAGAGCAGAAGAAATAGGTTGCAACTCTATTCATAGCATGGAACAGGATGGAAAAAGAGTCTATATGCCGTGTCGCACACACGAGGAATACGATTCTAAAAAGGATAATGATAACACAGTCGAAAGTTATAAAGATGGAGATTCTTGCCCTCCGGGTCAAGAAATGCGAGGCGGCTCTTGCAAACCAATAGCAGTAACTCTTGAAATTGATATTACTTCTATTGAAACCAGCGTTGTTGCAGAAGATGGAAAGTCCGTTGTAACAATAAAGGGTATTGCATTCCACGAAGGATACAACAAAAACAGATGGTCTATTAGTGCAGACCTTGCTGAATCAGTAGCAAGTGCTATGATTAACTCGGATATTACACTAAATCACCCTGCCGTAAAGAACGGCAGATTTACACGAAATATGGATGGCGGCGTTGATGAGGCCGTTGTTGGTGTGGTTACTGATGCTTATGTTAATTACACCGGAAAAGACACATTTGAAGTCCATTTCGCAGGTGATGTTGTAAGAGAAGAGTTGTTTGCTTCTTTAGAATCCGGACTTTGGTTAAGAGAAGGATACGGAGTAAGCATCGGTGGAACAGGTATTCCGGATGAAACATTGGAAGCAGAAGATGGAAGACCAATGTATGCTTTCAATACTAACTTTAATTTCGACCATTTGGCTATTGTGCATAAACCAGCCTATGATAGAGCGAAAATAACTTCTGTTGAAAAGAAAGAGAAGGACATTTCCGCTACGGTTATATATGGGAGAAATAATCCAATGGTGTCGAAAACAGGTGAATTACCTATGAGCGAAGAAAATACAGTTATTGCAAACGAAGAAGACACTCACGATGTCGAGGCTCTTATTGCTGAGAAGGTTCTCCTTGAGGCTCGTGTTGCTGAGTTTGAAAGAATTGAGCAAGAGAAGGCCGAAAGCGAGCGCACATCTCTTGTTGAGAAAGCATCAGAATTGGGAATGAAGGGCCATGAGGACCTTTCAACAGATACCCTAAACGGTTTGATTGCTTCATGGGAGGAATCCCATGTTGAGGAAACCCCAATTGTTGATATGAAGCCTGTAAAGGCATCAACACCGGATGAAGAAGAGTCTCCATCCGTTCCTACTGCAAACAATGGCGCAGTAGTTGCTAATTTCTTGAACAAAGAAAGAATTGAAACTCCCGAAGCAGATTATGAGAGGGCTTACAATATGTGGGTATCCGCATGGAACAGAACCCTATCACGCTCCGAGAGCGACTTCCGAGCGAAGTCATTTGAAGAAGTTAGAGGTGATTATTGATGACTTATCCACTACCACGAAATATTGAATTAGAAGACAGCACAGTTGTTTATGGAACAGGAAAGATTTTGAAGGTTGGTTCAACTGCTAACCACGCTGACCTTTCAACCGCAACATCAGTTGCTATTGGAATTACAACTGCTTCATCCAGCAGGTCCGGTGCAGACCACACACTTACTACCACAGGGGCAACAGTTTCTTACTATCCTCTCGGTGGAGTTTTGATGGTTCAATGTGCAGCGGCAGCCACTTTTGACTTTGGCGACACCGTATATGTCGGTGCAGACGGTCTTGCAACATCAACCGCAGGTTCTAATAAGAAACTCGGACTATATGTTGGCGATTCCGCACACGCCGCTACTGCCCTTTCCGCCCCACTTTCGGGAGACACCGCATCCGCAACAGAAGGTGCGTTAATCCCTGTTGATACACACGGAGCGGCAATTGCTTGAGGTGATTAAATGAGTAAAACATTAGATGAGATTTTGAATGTGCAAGCGGCTGACGGACCTTTTGGACCGGGAAACGCAGTAATGGAACAAACCCTAAGAGACTTCATCCAACTACAATCAACTTTGATTGCGGTTGGAACACAGGTTGTGGGTGTTAGAACAGTTGATTGGCTAACTTTTAAGTGGTATTCCGGTGTTGATGGAACATTTACTTACCCTGTGGATGATAACGCAGTAGTTGAGCCAACACACATTGGAACTGCTAACTACGAAGTATCTCTAAAGAAGGGTCAAGGCCGAACAATCTTCCTTGATTCAACCCTACTTCGTGGAGAGTCCTTTGAAACTCTTGACCGACAACAGTTGGCTATCGTGCGAAACAGGGCAGACATTATTGATGACCTAATCCTTGAGACTTTGATTGATGGTGCAGGGCAGTCTGTTGCCGTTGCAGGTGGTAAGGAATGGGATACTGCGTCAGAAGACGCAGAAGCCAATGTTCTTTCCGCTATGGATAAGATTTTTGAGAACGGTCGAGTTAGTGGTGATGAGGCAGTTGTCCTTATCGTTCCAGCGAAACTACGAAGTGTCCTACTAAACACAACTCTATATGGAAATGTAGTTGAGTCTCTTGCAGACCACCTACGCCGAGTTGCAAACCTAACTGTTCTATACAGTCGCAACTCCCGTCTTGCAGACACCGCACTTCTATTAGTGCCGGGTGCTGAGACTGCTGAGTTTTTCCAATACAACGGACCGGGATTCATGGAGACAGAATTGACTCGTATTCCGGGCGTTGGCTATGATTGGATTCTAAGCGGCTACATGGGTTGTGTAATTCACGAACACCAAGATGGAGCAGCAAGCGGTAAGAACAACAGGATTTGTAAAATCACTAACATAGCCGCTTAAGTGTGGTGATGTTAGATGCTTAACGAAGACTTTGCGCTTTCGTATGCGGCAAGAAAACTCGGAAGGAGTCTTTCTGACGAAGAAGTAAGCCTTGTTCTCACGCTTCCGGACAGGAAAGCGATTAGAGAATGGGCTTACAGTCTTCGTGATTCCACATTAGTTGTTGATGAGGCTATGCCTAAGAAAGAAGTAAAGATAGAAAAGGAAAGTGAAGTAAATGAGCAAGAAAAGCAAAGCAAGCCTAACAAGGGAATTAAGAAAAAGAAATATACCAATACCCCAAAATCCAACGATAAACAATCTTCAACATCGGCTTGATTATTGGGAAAGTGGAAGCGGTTGGCTTATTAGAAGAGTTAGACCTGCTCGTAATTCTCCATTCCCCGAATTAGAGCATAAAACCCTATATTGGTTGCCGAATGGTCGCCTTGCCCGACAGGTTGTTAAATCGGGAGAGTTCTTTTCAATGGGAAGATACCCTATTCCACCGGAAGGGGTCGCTATATTTGATATAGCCTTCGATGAAGAAGAATGAGATGATTAAATGGCCGTTACAACTGCTCAAATCCGAGACCTGTTGAATAGACCGAGAGGACTTAACGATGCTACTATCTCAGAATACATCACTATACGAACCGCAGAAGTAAATAAAGTTGCAAGAAATGACTCTTACAATGTAGGCACTAATGCGGTTACAGATACGCTCAAAGAATCTGCTATTAAGGCATTAGTATGTTGCGACTGTCTGCGAGTTCTCGTTGATACCGCCCCAATGTATGTGCCGGAGAATGAGTTTAGGCAACAGGATATTAGATTTAGAAGTCAATTAGAGACTATGCAGAAACAAGCCGACAACCTATTGTCTATGATAACGGAGGCTGGTGGTTCAGCCTTTAATTCCACGCAGACGGGTTCAAGGCTTGAGGTGTCCTAATGGGTAATTGGGTTTGGACTAATACAACAGGAGATAATGATGCCTCGACTGTTGGTAATTGGGAGGGGTTTGACGGGAGTAGCGGCACTCCATCCTCAAGCGACTTAACAAGTGGAGATTTGTTTTTTAGGGGAAGTAAATCCAATACCACTTCTCACTTTACTTTAACTTCTTGTAAATCTATCAATGTTGAAAGTGATTATACCGCAACAATTGAAATACAAGTAAATGTAAGTTTAGAGTTTGCAAGTTTCAAAGGCGGAGTATTATCGGCGGGTTCTGCAAAAACACTTTCATTTAGTAATGGAAGCAACCTTAGTAGCGAATCAACATTTGTTGAGTTTGGTGATGCCTTTTCTTATACATCATCAAGCCAAAGACAAAACATAACCTTTGAAATAACTAATACTCAATCAACGGCCATAAAATTAAGTGATGGTCTTTACCCAAAGGTAACTTTAGTTAGTGGTAAGTTTTCAACTCAATATGTAACTCCTAATTCAAGTATTACAAACGGTAAAGTGGATTTGTATTCATTAGTTGCAAATAGTGGTGCAAGTTTTGAAAAAGTTGCAATAAATACTATCAGCGTTAATGATAAAGATAAGCACTTTTATTTGAAAACAAGCACACTAACTATCAATACTGCTACATTTCATTGTGGTGAATCAAAATGGACTTTACAGGGAAGCACAAGTGTTGCAACAGAATTACCCTTTTTCAATTCCACAATAACCACATTTAGAATGAGAAACTTAATACTTGATAATGAATCGGGCGCAGGTTCAATGTTCAAAATACCATCGGGCGCAAACATGACTCTTGACTCCCTAACAATAAATCAAGGTGTCGTATTACTTGCTACGGCTGGTGGAATAATAAGATGTTCTTCTAAACCGACAATAAAGGGTTCGTGGGGGTTTGTTGAAACTTCGGAGGGTATTTATTTACCAAAGGATGAAGAGTATTTGTTGGGTGTAAATCAAGGAGGAACAGGATTAACAAGTGTTGGTTCAGCCGGTCAAGTGTTAAAATCCGATGGAACAGTTCTTTATTGGGATACAACAAGTGCTGGTTCTTCATCAGTAATTGATATTGGACCATTAACTTCCTCCTCAACTGTATATTCAAAGGTTGTTTTTGGTAGCCTAACGGTTTAATAAGAGTAGTGATGTGGTGATGTTGTATGCCGATAAGTGATAGCCGAAACCTATTCACGGACACCGAATCAAATAGAATCGGTGTAACTCCGGATGGGGCGCAACTTTTCCGAGACACTTCAAGTGGTATGGTTTTCGTTGGTGATGGAACAAATCTTGGAGGACACGCAATAGATGTAAGACCTCCAAAAGACATTACCGGAACAACACATACTCTCGTTAGAGAAGACGAAGGAAAAACATTAGTTGTAAATAATGCAAGCGGTTGCACTATTACTGTTCCCCCCGAATCATCAGTTGATTGGCCGGTGGGATATACAGAAATTAAACTATACAATAAGGGTGCTGGAGATATTACTATTGCCGCTGGAAGTGGAGTAACAGTAAGTGGTGAAACTACAATTGTTCAAAATGAACACGGTATTATCAAAAGTATATCTGCTGATTCTTGGATTTCTGTTCTGTCGAGAAACGCAACAGGTCCGACAGGGCCAACCGGCCCAGCCGGTCCGACAGGGCCAACAGGTGCTACAGGCCCTACCGGTCCGACAGGGGCTACAGGTCCTACCGGTCCTTCCGGACCGCAAGGAGATGAGGGAGATGCTGGGCCAACCGGACCTACAGGACCAACCGGACCTACAGGGCCGACCGGACCTACAGGAAGCACAGGGGCTACAGGACCACCCGGAAGCACAGGGGCTACAGGCGCAAGGGGTAACAGAATCGGTCCGGAATATGTGTTTAGCACTACAACTACTGATGCTGACCCAACTGATGCTAAAGTTAGATTTAATAATTCCACTTTTTCCTCAATAAGTAAAATCTATATTGATGATGAATCAAGAGGAGGAATAGACCAACAAGCATGGTATAGAACATGGGATGATTCAACCTCAACAGACAAAGGAACACTTGTTTTTGATTCAGCAGATTCGGATACTGACGCACCAATAATTTTTACAGTAACAGGAGTAACAGAAGCAACAGGATACTTTAAAATAGATGTAACCCCGCTTTCCGGTTCTATCCCTTCTAATGATGCGGCCATAGTAGCAGAATATACTCCAAGTGGAAATATTGGTGCTACAGGACCTACAGGCCCTACAGGACCGGCTGGACCTACAGGGCCTACAGGGCCTACGGGTTCAACAGGGCCGACCGGACCACAAGGAACGGCTGCCGGATTTGGAACGCCTACTGCTTCAACCGGACCGGTTGGTGTTACAGCAAGCGGGCCGGATACGGCAAAGGTATTTGCTTTTTCTATCCCTCAAGGTGCTACGGGGGATACAGGCCCAACAGGACCTACAGGACCTACAGGCCCTCAAGGAACGGCTGCTGGTTTTGGAACACCTACCGCAACTACAGGTCCGGTGGGAGTTACCGCAAGTGGTCCGGATACTGCTAAGGTATTCGCATTTAGCATACCTCAAGGTGCTACAGGCTCAACCGGACCGACAGGACCAACAGGCCCAACCGGACCTGCGGGTCCGACAGGACCTGCGGGGGCGGACTCAACTGTTGCTGGACCTACCGGTCCGACAGGACCCACAGGACCCACAGGTCCGGCTGGTTCAGACGGTAGTGATGGTTCAACAGGACCAACGGGTCCTACAGGGGCAGCAGCCGGATTCGGAACGCCGACTGCATCCACAGGCCCGATAGGTGTTACATCAAGTGGACCCGATACTGCTAAGATATTTGCTTTTACAATTCCAGCCGGTGCAACCGGCTCAACAGGCCCTACAGGTCCTACCGGCCCTACAGGTCCAACAGGACCTACGGGCTCAACAGGCTCAACAGGCTCAACGGGTCCGGATGGTCCGGATGGTCCTACAGGCCCAACGGGTCCGGCCGCAGGGTTCGGAACACCTACTGCATCCACAGGCCCAATAGGGGTAACGGCAAGCGGTCCGGATACATCTAAAGTTTTTGCTTTTACCATACCTGCTGGCGCAACAGGGCCTACCGGCCCCACAGGACCTACAGGGCCTACAGGACCCACCGGTGCGGATTCAACGGTTGCTGGACCTACAGGACCGACCGGACCGACCGGACCTGCTGGACCTACGGGTTCAACGGGAGCAACAGGCCCCACAGGACCAACCGGACCTGCTGGAAGCACAGGACCGGAAGGTTTAGTGTGGGAGGGTAATTGGGCTACTTCGACTTCATATCAAGTGGATGATGCGGTGTATTATACAGTTGAAGAATCATCGTATATTTGTATCCAAGCACATACCTCTTCCGGTTCTATACTACCCACTAACACTTCCTATTGGAGTCTTTTAGCGGCTCAAGGAGATACCGGACCAACCGGACCTGCTGGGCCTACAGGACCCACAGGGCCGACAGGACCCGCTGGACCTACCGGACCGGCTGGTGCTGATTCAACAGTAGCCGGACCAACAGGTCCGACAGGACCTACAGGCCCGACAGGACCAAGCGGCCCTACAGGACCGGCTGGAAGTGATGGAGGAACAGGGCCGACAGGACCAGCCGCAGGGTTTGGAACACCCACCGCCAGCACAGGTCCTATTGGGGTAACAAGTAGCGGGCCGGACACCGCTAAGGTGTTTGCTTTTACAATACCGGCGGGCGCAACGGGTCCGACAGGACCTACAGGACCAGCAGGGCCACCCGGCCCTACAGGACCAGCAGGTGATGACGGTTCAGACGGCTCGACAGGTCCGACAGGACCTACAGGCCCAACAGGGCCTACAGGAAGTGCCGCCGGATTCGGCACTCCAACCGCCAGCACCGGACCAATCGGTGTTACTGCAAGTGGTCCGGATACAGCAAAAGTCTTTGCCTTTTCTATTCCAGCAGGTGCTACCGGACCAGCAGGGCCAACCGGACCTGCCGGACCACCCGGCCCTACCGGACCTACAGGACCAGCAGGTGATGACGGTTCAGATGGAGGAACAGGACCAACCGGCCCTACAGGCCCAACAGGAACCCCAACAGCAAGCACAGGACCAATAGGTGTAACGGCAAGTGGGCCGGACACAGCAAAGGTGTTTGCGTTTTCTATACCTGCCGGTGCTACAGGACCTACAGGTCCGCCCGGAAATGATGGTTCAGATGGGTCAGACGGCTCAGATGGTGCGGCGGCTGGCTTCGGAACGCCGAGCGCAAGCACAGGGCCGATAGGAGTTACTGCTTCCGGTCCAGACACAGCGAAGGTATTTGCTTTCTCGATTCCGGCAGGTGCAACAGGACCCGCCGGACCTCCCGGTCCGACAGGTCCTACCGGACCACCCGGACCTGCTGGTAGCGATGGTTCAGACGGTAGTGATGGTGCGGCTGCTGGATTCGGCACTCCAACGGCTACTACAGGCCCAATTGGTGTAACGGCTTCCGGCCCTGCTACTGCAAAGGTATTCGCCTTTAGTATTCCTCAAGGTGCTACAGGCCCGACCGGACCACCGGGAAGCACAGGACCACCCGGCCCTGCTGGACCGCCCGGAAATGACGGAGATGATGGTTCAGATGGCTCAACAGGACCAACAGGACCAACAGGACCCACAGGCCCAACAGGACCTACCGGACCTGCTGGCTCAGACGGTGGAACGAACATTGTTGTTGATACTACACCGCAGTTAGGCGGTGATTTAGATATGAACGGTAATGATATTGTTACCACATCAAATGCTGATATACACATTAACCCAAACGGCACAGGGTCAGTATTAGTAAATTATGCTACTTCTGCTAATTCGTTTGCTATGCAGGTAGCGGGTAATGCGAATAATAGCGTTCCGTTTTCAACCACTAACAAAACAACTACTACTAACGCAATACAAACTGCCGGTCATTTCACTAATGCGATAACGAGCGGTTCAAGAACAACAGGATTTGGTAGTCAGATAGAGTTTAGATTAGGTGAAATAAATTACGCAGGTTATACTGCCGGAAAAATCGGGGCTAAAATGCAAGACACAGGCAACGCTAATTTTGATATGTTTATAACGCCACAAGGAACAGGTAATCTTGCATTAGGTAATTTTACTCTTGATGCAGACCAAACAGTAGGTTCGGGTCAAGATAACTATGTTCTAACGTATGATAACGCAGGGGGCCTAATATCCCTTGAGGATTTAGCAACAAATGTAACTAAAGCAAACAAAATTGATGTAGTAGCAGTAACAACCACAACAACACTAACTGACGCACAATCCGGTTCGTATGTGTATGTAACAGGTAGCGGTGCGCCTACCCTACCTGCA